GAAAGCCTCAGTTTAATAAGCTTTCAGAGATTGCAGAGATTGCAGAAGAATTTAAGCATGCAAAGCAGGAGTTGTTAAATACATCTGGAACGGCTATCGCATCTTCTGATATAGCAAAAGCAGAAAAGCTTGTCAAGGGAACATTGGGCAGTATATTTAATGTCGGGGCTGGATATGCCATTGGAAACGCTGCGGGCGCTGCTGTAGGCGTTGCAATGCCAAACCTCATATCTCGCCTTGTTGCCAATCCTAAGTTTGTCAATGAAGCACGGGCTTATGCAATTGCAAGACAGAATAATCGCCAAGTTTATTCTGACACCATTTTAAAGCGCCTTATTAAGCTGACAGATGCAGAGCAAAGATTAATGATGGCGGAAGCTCATTCCGTTGAACACGAGAAGGAATAAACTATGTTTACCGCAACCTATACCGACGTATTTTCTGGAAACTTGGTTACACCAGCATTTCCACAATATAGCGCTATCGCGCTTACATCAAATTTAACGCTTTCATGGCCAGCGCAATTTCAAAATACGAATGATGTCGTATCACTGATTATGGTTGTATCTCCCGATGTTGGCGGACGCACCCTCACATTGCCGGATGCTAGAGAAGTTGGTACAGGGGATGAGTTTACGATAAATAACCCAACTGCTTTTAATTTTGATTTGCTAGACAATACTGGCGGCATTATCGTAACCATTGCGGGTCCAAGCGTGTCTGATTTTTGGTTAGATAGTAACGCAACACAGGCAGGAACCTGGACACGTGTTCCAAGGGGTGGCGGTGTTGCATCAGTAACGTCTGTGGGTGCGGTATCGACATCTCCAGACCTCGTTATCACTGGCTCTCCCATAACGACAGCAGGTACTTTTACTTTTTCATTTGCAGGAGACTTATTAGCCTTAGCATCATTAGGCGCCTCTACTGGGATTGCTGTTAGAACGGCTCCGGGCCTATGGGATTTAGTTTCTATACAAGGAACGGCGAATCAGATTGTCATTGTTAACGGTAGTGGCGTCCTCGGAGCCCCCACTGTATCACTGTCACCAGCTATTAGCGGAATCAATTCAATTGCTTTACCTAATCTATCATTTGGTGTTGCCGGCCCAAATATTATCTCATCAACAAATCTAAACGGGCCAATCACACTAACGCCTAATGGAACTGGTGTTATACAGCTAAGCAAAGAAACTGATGTTATGGCTGGCAATACTTTGAAATTTTTCAATCCTACAAACACATTTTATATTTCATTTCGTTATGGTGCAGCCACAGTAAATCAGGATTTATTGTGGCCTACGACTGCTGCTCTGACTGGTCAAGTTCTGTCTTACAATGGTGCTGGTGTTTTATCTTGGGCTTCTGTTACAACGTTTGGCGGCCCCAGCACGTTAAATGCGTTAGCTAGGTATTCTAATACTACAGGAAGCTTAAAAGATTCTATCCTTATATTAGATGATGTAGGACATGCCACGGGATTAATGTCTTGCACGGTGGGAGATATTTTATTAGGCGTTCCAAATTCTCAAACAATTTCAACTTTTGCAGCAAATGAAGACTTAATTGTATCCCCAAATGGTGTGGGTGCATTTCAGGTGCAAGGCGATGTTTTGGTTAAGCCAAGCTCAGGAAGCCAGAGAAGCTTAAGACTTTACAACACGGCGGGAACATTTTATGCATCTCTAAAATCAAATGCAGGGATAGGTGCGAATGTATCTTGGTTTTTACCTGCCACCGATTCAGCAGGAACATTTGTAAGCGATGGCGCGGGAAATATGTCGATCCAGCCAGCGACCGTATATTTCCCCGCCGTTAGTACCACCAATGCGGTTTCGAGGTATTCTAACACGACCGGATTTCCATTGAAGGATTCCTTATTTATTATTAGTGATGCAGGTGCTGGAACTGGCCTGATTTCATGCGTGATAGGAAGCATAAGCTTAGGCGTTGCTGCAAATAATACGATCACAACGACTGGTGTAAATCAAGATTTAAACATATCTCCCAATGGAACTGGATCGACAGTTGTTTCAGGAAACTTAAAAGTAGCACCTACGGCTGGAGCTGCTAAGTCTATACAGCTAATGAACAATGCTGGAACTTTCTTTTCTGGTCTAAAAGCGCCGGCTGCTATTGGTGTATCCACAACATGGACATTACCAGCAGCAGATGGGGCAGGATATATGGTAAGCGATGGTGCCGGCAACCTCTCTTTTCTAGCCTTAGCAACCGTTGCTACAAACATTCCGCAATTTACAAATACAACTGGAACCATAGGTGCTTCACCGATAAGCATTAGCGCGGGCGGTACTCTAACAGGCGTAACATCTTTAACTATTGGAAATATTAACCTAGGCACAGTCGCAAATACGATAGCCTCAACAAACGCAAATGGTAACATTAACTTTGTTCCAAACGGAACTGGACTTGTTACTTCTACAGCGGATGTATCTCTATTACTTGCTGCTACGCAATTAAAGCTTAGACTATATAATAGTGCTGGCACTTTCTTTACGGCACTCCAAGCAGGCGCTGCTGCTGCCAACACAACCTTTACGTTACCGCTAGCTGCTCCTGCTACGCCTGGAATACTTAAATGTGATAACGCAGGCGTAATGACGATAGATGCTTTAGCTGCTGCTGCCGGCCCATTAAGGGCCAGCGCGGGAGGGGTTGTAAGCGTAAATAGCTTTGCAACTACTGCAAACCATATCGCAAAATATAGCGATACTGTTGCAACGTTTGCAGACTCCGGATGCTTTATAGATGCCAACAACAATATTTCTGTAGGATTGGCTACCATTGGCACTGGCGCGACACAGACGATTACCTTGGGGCAAGGAACAGCCGCAGGAGGAGCAGGCGGCACCATTCTTTCTATAGGCAATAGAACTACTGGTACTGGAAATGTGCTTGCATTATTTGGTGCTGGCGATGGAGGTGTTTCTGGTTCAAGCACTTTAACCGCGGCTATTAATACAAAATTATCTGTGTTCGTAAACGGCACAAGATATTACATAATAGCCAGTACAGCCGCTGGATAGATCAGTTACTATGCAAGTTCTATAGCTCGCACGGCTTCATGTGGCGTTTTTACCCATGTAACGGGAACGCCCATGTTGACGAGATTGCCAGTCAATGCTTTCCCAGACCATTGCAGCACAAATACGTGAAAGAAGGTTCTTTCTTTGGGCGGCTCTTGATATGGCTGCATTCCGTTTGGATTTTTGATACCTTGAACAGTGACGGTGTGCTTTTTAAGCATTAGAATTGTCCCTTCTGACTGCTCTAATATAAGTAGACCGTCGTCATAACAACATTGATCTATAACTATATCTATGATTGATTCTGTTATCTGCCTATCAATCGTAGATTTTAGTTTCCGGGGCTTCTTGTTTGTCTTTGCCTTACTTTTTGGCTTGGTTTTCTCTACTACTTTCTTAACCATAAAAGCTCCTTAGATTTCTGGAACAATATTTCCACCTTTCTTCTTATAAGAAATATCAGAGAGACTCATTTCATTTGCAAGCGGTTGCCTATCGCCAACTAGCTCCATCTCAAATCCCATCTTGGCTATTAGACGCAAGTCTTTAATTCTAAGCGTATTTCTATTCTCCAATAGCTGAAACAGCGCTTCACTAACTGGGCAAGCCGACATAATGACATTTTCACCATTTATCCATCTTGATTTCAGTATAATTTTCATTGGTTTCTCGATAGGCGGTATATTCTACCGCCTATCTATCGCTTATTTTAACTTTACAACAAAAGTAACGACAATTTCCTTCTTGCTAACCACAACCCCATTTATGGACTTCGTTTGTTTTAGCAATTTACCTTCTGAATCCAGCGTAAAAGAGCCGGCAATCTTATAGGCCTTTGGCTTAATTTTCTTAGGCTTATCCACCTTTTTAACGACAACCTTAACTTTCTTAACCACAGTCTTTTTTGCAGACACTTTCTTGGGCTTAGCTTTGACTTTAGCCTTAGGTTTATACGATGCAAATGGTTCGTCTTCATCGCCATTACAATAGAACATTAATAATAACTCCTTTAAATTAATAATTGACAAGAGGCCGATAGTATCATATAAGTTCGATTCTTGCTAATTTAAAGGAGAGCAAAATGTCACAGGTTACAGATATAATTCAAAACGAATATATTGGAAAATATGCACTTGTTAGAGCATATGCTTCGGGCGTTCATTTTGGAAAAATAAAGGCATACGATCCAGAAATCCGACATGCAGTATTAGAAGATACTCGCATAATTCATAGTTGGTCAGGAAAAAGATTATCGCTTCATGAAATATCTCTGGAATCTATTGTCAATGGTCGGCTGACAGTATCGATTCCTCAGAATATGGTAACGGACGTAATAGACATTCTATTTGTTTCAGCAGAAGCTGAAGCACATCTGAAAGAATTCCCAGCGTATAAATGTGAGTAAGCTTAACTTTATCTTTAACGTAATCAACTGTAACTTGCTAGAGCGTTCTGGTCTTGGCAATGGCAATGGCTATGGCTATGGCTATGGCTATGGCTATGGCTATGGCTATGGCTATGGCTCTGGCTCTGGCTATGGCTCTGGCGATGGCTCTGGCGATGGCTCTGGCTATGGCTCTGGCTATGGCTCTGGCGATGGCTCTGGCGATGGCTCTGGCGATGGCTCTGGCTATGGCTCTGGCGATGGCTCTGGCTATGGCTCTGGCTATGGCTATGGCTCTGGCTATGGCTCTGGCTATGGCTCTGGCGATGGCTATTAAATTTTCATATGCCTATTTGGACATATCTATTCCGAACATATATTTTAATATTAAATAGAGCACTGATGCGCCTACCATAAACCAACATAGAACAACAAATGTGTCAAACATTTCACTAGCAATCATCACATAACTCCTGTCGCATGTTTTAGAACATGCCAATCCCTTTTCAACTATTATTTATGTTTTTGTATACGATCCACAATGTAAGACGAAAGAAAATAACACGAAGATCCAATCAATACGGTCTCTAGATTCGTCAGTTCCCACCCTATTATTTTTGCTAAAGTAGTACAAATTAAACCGATAAGAACAGATATTAACACTATCATTATTAACACTTCTCCTTTATTTTTTCGATATCATAGTCTCTCTGCAAATTAAGCCAAAATATTACCTCTGTATCAGGCAGAAGAATCGTTAGCTTTTCTGCAATATTCGGCGTTATTCGACCACTGCTCTTAATAAAAGAATAAATACTAGGATAAACATCTGAACGCCTATATAGCTTTACTCCCGATTTTCGTTCCCATTCCTTTATATACGTCTTTACAATATTGTATGGCGCTCTAGGGTCTTTTAAAGACATCTCAAGATTTCCTGAAAAAATCGTAAATATTTTTCATTGGAACTGCGGATATACAGACCAAAAAAGCATCCTTCACGGATGGCTGAAAACCTAAAAATACGCATAACACAGCATATGACGGAAGTAGTACGCATAAAAATGGCGTAATTTCCTCTATACAATCTAAAAATTCGGTCATTATACTCATATTAAATCCTCCATGGGATTATCATTATAATCCCTTTGAGACAGGCTGTTAATAACAGAAACAAGAACAAGTTCTCTAAAACACTTCTTGACATCATTCTTTTTCGGCTCTTTTCTATTGCATATTTTATCTTTTCTGGCAACTGTAGAACCGTATATTCAACAATGATATTCCGTATGCATATCGTTGCAATGATGAATATCTGTATTGCAATAAAAGCGCTGATAAAAAACGATACTTTTTCCATAATTAACTATCCTTCTCAAAGCTTAAAAGTTTAAACTCGGGTTTTGAAACGGGTCGCAATCTTTCTGCCTCTAAGATATCCTTTAAAACCAATAAAAATACATCGTGCTTTTCCTTAACAAGATGAACACCCCTCATATTATATATCGCCGCTGTATAACCACCTCGCTCATTCAAGTCAAATTGCATAATGATTGGCAGGTATTCGCCTTTCCTTGCCCTCTCTTGAAGGCTTTCGTCGGCAGATTTCTTTTCATTAACAATCATGGAAACTTTAACAATGTAGCCAGTTGCAAAGAAAAACAACGAATTAATGATCATGATATACCAGGTCATTTATGCCCTTCCTTATCAGTACCGACCGGATCCCATTCCGGTATTTCCGAAAGATTGCCATCCAACACCCCAATCTTATACGTCTTTCCATCCTTTAGCTCACTGATTACCTCATATTCTTTATCTCTACAGATGGTGAACCGCTTAAAGTTAGGGTCTCTGATGTAATATTGAATATGAGGGTGTCTCTTGAACTCATTCAAACTACAGAAATCGAACTTGATTCTCCAGACTCCTCTGACCGCTAGAGCAAACTCATACCGCGGATCAAAATACTGAATAAACTTCATTCTTGAGACTCCTCCTCGACTTCTTGCTGCCTAGCGTCTAATATGCGCGCGGCTATTTCTTCACGATGAACGGGTATATTTTTCGGCGCATCAATGCCTATCTTAACTTGGCATCCATGAACCCCTATGACCGTGATGCAAATTTCCATGTTTTCGCCGATTAGAATATTTTCACCAGGCTTCCTCGTTAATATTAACATTTTATGCTCCTTGCTTAGCAGTCATCTCAGACCTAACTTTATTGACAATAGACCTTGCTTGTGTTTCGTTTAGTTTACATAGGTCGTCTACTTTGTAGTGCGTTTTCCAGGCATCCACCTTTTCCTTTGGAATTTGATGGATTGCTATCAAATCATTTATTTGTTTCATAAGCAAGTCAATGACATCTATTTCCCTGGGTTGATTTGGATTAAATTTGGCTTTCTGGCTACCATTATTATTTCGTTGTTGAGGAATATCGGCGTCGTCATCTTCTTGTGCCATTCCTAGAATAGACAATAATCCATAACGTCTTGCATAACTAATATTAAGCCCAACGAATTGGGCTCTATTAAGTGTTTCTTTGCCTTGACTATTTAGCATTATATTTCCAGTTGCAAGACGCATTTTTTCAGAGAAAAATTGTCCAGATTTATGCAGAATTATGTTATAAATTTCAACATATTCTCCAGAGCAATCCCCGATAAGTTGAGTCACGCCTAAGCCATGCTTAGCCAAAAGTTTTCTAGTGACCTGAAGAACCTGCTCTATTTTTGCATATTTTCCTTTTAACGATTGTGAATCACGCTTTACATCTTCAACTTCTCCTTGAAATAGGCTAAAAGCTGCGAATACTTCGTTTGTTTCATTTGACATCTTCATTTTCGTCTCCCCTGTTTAAAAACTCTTGACAATTATTACCTACAAACTCTCCACCATCACATACGAGCTGAACATTATATGAATGCGGCTCTATTTCTGGCTCCCCTAATATAAAAGGAAGATTAATAGTGGAGATGTTTTCCCAAATCTTATCTGACACTTACTTTCCTCCATAAACCCTTGTATATGCTCTGGAGAAAGCTCTCAAGAAAACTTTGCTCATATCATCCACCTGATAATAGGTCAAATCACCTATCCTATAACACATTTCCTTTCTATCGATTTCTTCTTGCTTCATTAAAAGCATAATCTTAAGAACAAGCGTATCTGCAAGGAAATCTCGTGTAATATCTGGGAGAGGTTTCGACTCCTGCCAGTTATCGTTGACCCACTCTGAATTTCTACTTTCATCGTTATTTAGCTTCATTTTAACTCCTTTTCTGTTGACACCTGGCCCTTATAATAGTACGATGTAAACTATCTTGTCAACACTTTAAAACAAATATTTTAAGAGGGTAGTGAATGAAAAAAGTAGTAGGAGCCTTATGTGTCCGATTTATTGATGAGGATTTGGAGGCTATAAATAAGGCATCAAGTAAGGTTGGTCTATGGTCTAGTTCATGGGTTAGAAAAGTTGTTCTACAGTATTTAGAGGGGATGGGAGAGCGAACATCTGATGTTAAGATTGAGGACCGCGTTCGATGATTGCAGATCCGAGGGCGATTAGAAAAGACAAGGCGTTAGATAGAATGCGCAGAGAACTTCAAGAAATAAATCGGATTAAAAGAAGCCCTGAAGGAAAGAGGGCTTTTATGAGTAGGTGGCTGGAAGAAAATTTTGGAAAAAAGACAGGAGCAATTAAAGATGAGTGAATTTAGAAGAGCTGAAGCAGAGATATTTAATATGAAACGATTAATAGATTATTCAGATTCTATAGGTCATTTTAAACGAAGAGAACAAAAAAAAGCTTTTGATAAGATGCTAAAGAATGAGGGATATCCAGGATTAAAAGAGTTTAGAGATATGAACATTAATGAGTGACGATAAAAAAGAAGTTTATTGGTTTTATCCACACAGCACCAATGAATGCATTGGTTATTTTATATGGAAGATTCCCAAACCAAAAAAATACAAGAATTATAAGACGAGAAGGAAGGAAGAGAGAGCCGAACAGCGATTTAAATTTGTTCCCAAAGTTGAAGGCTATTCATTTGGAGTAAGGTTTGCGGATACCTACAGAGGGCCAATTAAATAACATCTATCTCCCTCAGATAAGATGATGTAGCATCCATAGCTTCTTCAAGGCTTCGGCATACGGCGCATCTATATCCCTGAGCAGACAATACAGACATAACTTGCTTTTGTTCTTTTCGAACAATTCCCTTATCGCTTTTGAATTCGATAAACATTCCATGCTTATCACCTTTTGCCACAAAAATACCGATGTCGGGGAAACCTTTCTTTAACCCCTCACGCTTTAACCTTTTACCGTATCTGACATCGCGCTTACCACCATTGGCAAATGAGGCAGTCACATCAGCTATAGCGGGGTATTGGAGATTAAGCCACGTAATGTATGTACTTTGGATTGCAGATTCTGATGGAGATAACCTCAGATCCATAAGGTCAATATCCTACAAAATTTGAGGTCAATGTCTTACGAGCGACCTATTCTAAGAAAGATATAGTGAAGGACGTTTTTTATTAAAGCGTAAAGCCCGCTCGACACGGGCTAACATCACGCTTATAGTGGCACTGCACCCCGCCAATATATACCTGAGTTAACTACGTGTCAAGCGCTTTCCCGTTTATTTTTTAGTTAGGATAATACCTTCAAGGAGTCCATATGTTAAATAAAGATACTGACCAAGATGAAGACATCTTCATCATCAAGTACAAAAAAGAATCGGAGTATACGACGATTTTTAATCAGTGCTTGAATGATGAAGACCTTTCAACAGATTCGGTGGCGATTTTAGCTTACGTTATGAGCAAGCCGAATGATTGGAAAATAAATATAAAAAATATATCGAACAGATACAAAATAGGACGAGACAAGGTGCGTAACTCAATAAATAATCTAATTCAGTATGGATATATGAAGAGAGTTCGACGAAGAAAAAAAGATGGCTCTCTCTCTAATATTTTAATCTATGCCTCTGACAAGCCAATGTTTTTATCAGAAAATTCACAGCTTTCTGAAAACCAGGAAGCTGTTGTTGCTGAGAATTATAACAAACAACCAGAGACTGAAATCCAGGCGGTGGTTACAACAGAGCCTGCTAACAAACAACCACGGCCTGAAAATCCGGCGCTGGTAAATCAGGCTGTGGACTCCTTATATTCACAAAAGAAAGATGTTAACAAAGAAAACAACAACAACAAGATCACTACTAATCCTAAAGGCGCGCGCGCGACCCCCCCTTCTGATGGGGAGGTCAACCTATATTCTGATTCTTCTGTTGTTGTTTTTATGAAAAAGATTGAGGGGAGCGGTGTCCCAGAATCGACCCTTGTTGGATGGCTCAAAAAGCATGGGACGGACTACGTGGCTGAAAAGATACGCATCTACCAATCCAAGGGCGCCTTAGCAAACCCTGGCGGCTTCCTGAGTGCGGCGATAGCATACGACTGGAAGGAAAAGACCTCCGTCCAAACGCCGGCACTTGAGCCAAAGGACTGTAGACCAACAGATTACCCAACGCCCGATGAAAACCGAGAATGGTTTAGACAGTTATCAGACAATGAGAAGAGCGGACTTAGGCAGTTAGCGCTAGTGAAGCATAATGCGTTTGATGAGATGCTCAAGCAGGCCAAGACCTCTATTTTAGATCCAGGCTTTCCTGATACCTTCCTGTTCAAAATGTTAATGGAGTTTGTTGGAAGAGCTAAACGATGAGTCCAGAAACGCCACCAGACTCGCAAGGATTCGCAAGGCGGAACGAAATAGATAATATTGAATATTCGGACGGCCTATTAATTAAAACGTCGCCACGGTCGTTTTTGGAAGTTTTAGATGATAGAGATTAACTGGCCAGCCGAATGCCTCGATACACTAGCCAGCTTAGCCGGAAAATACGGGCGCTGGTTAAACGCAAACGGAAGGCGCGCATGTTTCCTAATCTGGTCGGGATGTACGCTCTACTGGGCCGTGCGTGACTTTAGGCTAGGGCTTTACTCGCAATGTATCTCGTGCATATTTTCTGTGGGACTGAACCTGTATGGTTATCATAAATGGGGGAAAAACATATAGTTTGAAAGATAGTTTAATATTTGCAATGTAAGTTGGTATGCAATAAGCTAAATTTTTGGTAATTAACTTAAGGACATTTTTATGAAAAATTTAGCATTGATAGCTATTGCATTGGCATTTCTTTCCGGTTCTGTGCAGTCAAATACCTTGAACAATTATTTAGATTTTTACATTGGTGCTGATGGTCAGCTTCGAGTAACGAAATTTAAGAAAGGATTCGGTAATAATTTATTGAAGAAAACATATCCGCAGGGGAATATTTATGCTGGCGTCATGCTGAGTGAAAATATTGGGGCGGAAGCGGGTTATGAATCGACAACTGAGAGAGCGTGTGATGCTACGTTATGGGATGGTGAGTGTTGCGCAGGACGACATGTGCCGCCTGCTGCTGGGGTTGCGACATTTAAAACTAAGTTGCGGATAAAGGGACCACATGTAGGCTTGATTTTATTTCATCCGTTAAAAGATTCTCGTATTAGTCTTTTGGGGTCTGTAGGCTTAAGTTTTGTTAAGGGCACAGCAGAAATTAAAACAACGAGACTTGGTTTCCCGCCTATTGAAGGCGCTACACGCTGCCTTAGCAAGCATAAAGAAGCTTTACGATTTATGGGGGGCGCCCAATATTTAACTCGGAGCGGATTAGGCTTTAGAGGAACCATGAGCTTTATTAAGACGCGAAAGATAGTGTTAAAGAAAAGCGATGACAATAGCAGCATTCAAATCCCAAGAATTAAGCTAAGAGATAGCGTTGTTTATGGGCTTGGAGCCTTTTGGGTATTCTAGGCAGATAACGACAGACCTAGCGTTAACTAGCGCTTCCATGAAAAGCGTCCGCAGAGAAACAGGAGTAAAGCCGCGGAAGTCTGTCGCGATAGCATTATAGCATAGGTTCTGGCTGTTTGATAATACTAAGACGTTTATTAAGCTGTAGATCTCCACCATAAAAACTATTGCTTGAATTTCTGAAGTCTATTTTACAGGTTCCTTTATATGTATAGATATCATATTGGCTCTTCCTTTCGTTCAACCCAGCATAAATGTGGCTGAATAGTTTCTATGTAACGAATGTTTCTAAATAAGCACCTGAACTGATAAATGCCATCTTCAGCTTCAAAATGTAGACCAAATCTTACAGATTCTCCGGTCGCGAGATCTAAAAATTCTGGTTCTACGATGCGAACGGATTTAATAAGTTTACCTTTAAGGTCTTTGAAGTCATCTTCTTTATCTATGCTCATTTTAGCTCCTCTATTGGCTGTTTAGGCATTATTTTCTTCTCTAGCATATCTTCGTACGAAAAATCAGGATTTCCAAGCTCACCCAGAGGGCTGAAGTCGTTTTCAAAGTCTCTATCGGAGTTCATTTGCATACTCCTAGGAATGGAATGCCTTTCTTTCTTGTAGCTCTTTCAAAATTTACTATTTTATCTTTAATGTTATCGATTCTTGTTATGAAATCCGTGCTGTATTTCTTTAGGCGTTCATCTAAGTAATTTTCATTTATTTTCTCTTCTGCGTCTGAAAGATATTCAATGAGCGCGACGTGAATGTCACATGCTTCCTCCTCAGAAAAAGTTATGTGATTCATATAGATTGACTTGTCCATGGTTTCCTCCTGCTTGCGATCCATAATGGTGAATTGCAATGGAGTTTAGTCTCAGGATTCGTGGTTGTCAATACCGCCAAAGAAAAGGTTTACGGCATTCGTTGCATACTATATGATGGCCTCGAGTAATAGCGGCGTTGACAGCGAAACGCGCTTAACCTGACTATAGCGTATGAAACATCTAAAGGTACTGCTTTGCAATGGCTCACGCTTTCTTGGTATATAAGACGAGTGAGGATAGTGATGTGGCTATGTTCTTTAGCAGGTGCAATTCCTGCCGGTTGCTCAATTTATGTAGGAGATGAACAATATGCGATATCGGATATTAACTATGGTTGCATTCTTATTGCTGAGCGCGTGCTCTCCCGCTGGTATAAGGATAACAGAAGAAGTGATTGAAGATGTTGCTGAGAAAGAGCTTTTAAGTTATTAATTTTCATTGCTATTTTATTCTCACCATGCCGTGTTATGGCTAGCTGTTGTAAAAAAATTGTTGATTATATGGTTGTTAGACAGTCCCTTAGAGAAGATTTTAGCGAAACAGTGGGAAGACTTATCAGGGAAGGCTGGCAGCCATTTGGTGGTGTTGCGGTTATTAGATATGTGACAGCTCAAGCAATGGTTAAGTACGAAGAGTGTAGTAATTAAATTGGGAGGAAGAATGAAGATTATACTGAGGGCATGCATTGAGAAAAGTATTGATGGTAATGATGATATTGTTTTTTATCAGAGTTGTGCGTGTAACTCAACTGCCAAATTCTATGCGCTTATGGGAAGAAGCAGGTTATATGTCAAAGACATTCCGAGAGTGATTGCTATTGGTATAGAAGTGCAGATTGTAGAGGTTAGCGGCGAAGATATTTATCGCATTTCCCTTGCTCTGAGAAACGAAAAGCTTTCTTGTAAATCTTCATACGTTCTTTCTATATCGGAAATACGTGAATAGCGATGGAATAGAATTATTCCCAGGGAATAAAAAAGCATAATGGTCTGCTCAGGGTTTTTCCACATACCCCTAAAAGTAGTGTAATAGCGCTCTGGGCAGGCCGCCATTATTGGGCGTAACATTTAACAAGGTGGTTGTGAGGATTTAACATATTTTGGAATATATTGTTTTATAACAATGCGTTATAATGGATTTATTTTAAAAACATTTAACGGAGCAGGAAAATGAGTATATGTGATGTATGTGAGAAAGTAGAAATAGTTAAGTGTGACTATTGCAAAAAATCAGAGCTTCGTGCTAGAGAATGTGCGAATAAAGATATCGTTTTTGGATTAACAGGTCAAAAACTGACAGCGGACCAAGAATTGTCTATTCTTAGGATAAAAGCTATCGCTAGAGAGCTTTATGAATATGTTGATAGTCTTAATGACAATTTCTCTGCAGCAGAGTTTTCATTAGCTAAGCACAAGCTAGAAGAATGCGTGATGTGGGCCAGTAGAGGGATTACTAAATACGACAGAACCAAGCTTTAGCTTTGAAGTGTTGACAAGACTGTTTACATCTGGCAATATTTCTTCTGTTGTCCTGCGTGCTGGGTATCTATTTTATAGAGGTATATTATGTCTTGTCTTATTTACCATAAATGGACGCGCTGGAATCAATACACCAGGAAAGGAAATATGGTCATAAATGGTATTATGTTTGACATGGTCGAATTTAAAGACAAGTTTCTCAACTATAAAGAAAATTATCAAGTAAGATTTTGTAAGGAATGCGGGAAGAGACAGGACGAGTTTATATCATATGAATAGGAGAAACAGGAGTAAATCATGTCAAATGAGACGATCAAAAGGTTAACGGGAAGATATCAAGATTGGCTTGTCAATTGTCTATCAGACAAGAATGAATTAATTGCCTATCTGAAAGCATGTCTAGAAGATTTTGAGTTAAACGAACAAGAAGAATCATTTATAATTTTACAATGGTCGCTTGAAAGGGCGCTCGAGGCTCTGTCTAAAAAGGAGAAACAGGAATGCTAGAATTTTTCACATGGTACATGGTCGCATCCATTGTAGGTGCGTGGGCACTAATAGCCTATGTATTCTATAGGCTATCGCGGATGTCTGAGGACATACGTGAACTTGTAATGTCAAAAGTAAACGTTAAGAGCAATGAATTACAGATTGTTTCTATTGATAAACGATTAACAAAACACTCAGAAATATTGAGTGATCGCGCAAAAGATATCGGAATCCTTGAAGACACTCAGGCAGCGCTTCATCGGAAGATCTCAGACGAGACCACCAAACGGCAAGCGATGATAGGAGAAATGCTTGAAATGTCTGCCAGCATGATTGCGCTTAAGTCTTACATAGATGAGCACATTAATGGTCGGCATAAAGACCTTTGTGATGACTTGAGAACATTAGACACATGCTTTAAGGAATCGCTTGATGACATAAAGGAGAAACTACTAAATGACTGACGACGATATGACTTTTGTCGAAAACGACAAAAACCTAAAGCGCGATGACCCATCCGATTGCAAAGATTCTGATGATGCGATGAGCCTGCTAAGAAAGCGCGCTCAAAAGCAAGCAACACAAGAAGTGGCATCACTTATGTCTGGCGAGGTTATTGAACTTACGCCAGAGATTCTAGAAGAGCTTGTGGTAAAAGCTCAAGAAACTAGCGATTACTTTAACGGTAAGCTTGACGATTTCATGACGCTAGAGCTCGCGACTGCTGCGAGAACGTTGAGGCAGGCTGGCTTTACGTGGCGTGGGATTGCGCAAGAATTCAACGACATGCTTGATGGCGATTGGGGTAGTAATCAGATTATGGGTATGGAAATTTGCACAGCCGCGGCTAAGTTGTTGGGCGAAGATTCTGATGCGGAGCCTTGGAATTGATATGAGCAAACCTTTCCTCTTTATTGATACAGAATTTAACGGCTCACCCCTAAACGGGTTTTCCGGACAACTTATTTCAATGGCCATTCTTGATAAATTCAATGAGTTTTACGAGGTAATAAGGTTGTCAAATGACATACCAATCGACCCGTGGGTAGAGGAAAATGTAATCCCAGTTCTTAACAAGACCCCTATTTCATTCAAAGAGTTTCAGGGAAAGCTAGAATCTTTTCTAAATAAGTGTTTTTTTCCAGATGGATTTATTATTGTAGCCGACTGGCCAGATGACATTAAGTATTTCTGTGATTCCTTGATTACTGATCCTGGGTATATGATTTCTGTGCCGTCCTTTGAGACGCGCGTTATATTAGATATAAACTCTAGTAATTCGAATATACCTCATAATGCTCTGGAGGATGCGAAAGCTATTAGGGATTCTTGGTTAACTAAAATTTTAGGATAAACCGTCATGAAAGACTTTAGCAGCAAATCTGGTCATATAATGTTATGTTGGCCGCGTTAGAATAACGGGCGCCTTTTTTTATACTATGCCAAAGGGGTATTTCCCAGAGCACTTTAATAGAGATGATTATATTTCAGGGGAATAACAATGGCAGATGAAAAAATTAGAACAATAACAGCATATGCGCATAAGCCATTCGCGCTATCTTGGCAACTAATAATAAACTCTGTTTTGTATGACCTTAAAGAAAAATATGGTCGAGAGTTTTCGGCAGATGATAAAGAGGCGGATGATATCTTGAAAGTGCTTTTCGAAAAACATAAACAGTGGTGGGAAAAGGAGCCTTGGAAATGAGAGAGCTTAAATTTAGAACCTGGTTTGAAGACACCAATGAAGTAACAAAACCATGGACTATATGCGATGTTTCGGAGGGAAAAGATCCGAACTTTGGGTTCATAAGAAAAGAACCTTTTGGAGCTGGAACAGGAGGAACAGCAGTAGGAGGTATTTATTTAAGTCAGGTTAGAAATCATAGAATAATGCAATACACCGGACTTAAAGATAAAAACGGCAAGGAGATTTATGAGGGTGATATCCTGTCATGTTTTAGTTCATGGATAACGTGTAATAAAAGTAATAGAATTAGAAGGCAAGAATTACAAGCAGGAATTGTTACTTTTAAATTTGGACATTTTAGGATTGAAGACGAAAAAGGATATTGTATCAAAGATATTGATGATGAGGAAGATTTGCAAATAATTGGTAATATATATCAAACTCCTGAAATTGAAATTGGAAAAATTGATATTTTATCTGAAATTCCTATGGGAAGCTGGGAGAGATATTGAAATAATCCGAAACATCTACGAAAACCACGACCTATTGGAAACCCCTGAATAGTTTGTTATACTGCCCACACATGGATAGAGCTTCAAGGAACAAGGATAGTGGGAGTGGCGCATAGCAAGAAAAGGATAAATCCATTCGCAGGAGCAAGGATTGATACCTTTAAAGCGCTATGCCAAGCATATGCTCCAGAAGCACTTGCGCTAATCAAGGATATGATTGAAGATAGGTCTACACGAGAAGCCATAAGATTTCAGGCATTAAAATTCGTGGTAGAGCAGGCTTATGGAAAAGCTTCTCAATCGCTTGTGATTAGAGAAGAACAGGAAGTTTCGGCTGCGATGATGTCTACAGCGCAACTAAGACTAGCAGCAGCAGGGCAAACACAGGAATTAGTTTGCAGCCTTATAGAGTCAGGGAAGCTCGATGAATACACTCGTGCGTATAAAGGATTACGCGAGGAAAAGGATATAACACAGCCGATAGAAGCGCTCAAGGATAAGCGCGAGGCTGAGGCCAGGGATGGCCTCAAGGATGGACGTGTGTCAAAAATAAAAGCTAAGAGGGCGTCTAAGAAATGAGGTCTCTGCAAAATGTAAAATTAATTTTGTTTGGGCACGCACTTGAATTCGTGAACTCAGACGAAAGAGCTCGCCTTATCATTTATCTTCGCATTAATAAAAAAAGAAGTTACGAAATTTCTGAGGAATGCCATAGGTTATGGGATGGTGATTGGGGCAATCCCGAATTAAATTATGATATGGGAGAAGCCCTGTACAAAGCCGCTGAAGCGTTTTTAACAAATGATGTTCCGACTTCGTGGAATCATATAGGGAAAGCTCTCGAAGAGGCAATATACAAGAATGATCAACAAGATGAAAAATGGTGGGAGGGAATGCTAAAATGACTAGAAAGCTCGCTTCAATACGTATGATAGGGTCAATCTCTCCAATTGAAGGTGCTGACAATATAGAACTTGCTCATGTTGATGGCTGGCAATGTGTTGTTAAGAAAGGCGAGTTCATCGCGGGACAGCTTTGTGTTTATTTTGAGATAGACTCATTTTTGCCTATCCGACCAGAAAAGGAAGGGTTTAGGCTTCGGACGATTAAGCTGAGGGGGAAGATATCTCAGGGGTTAGCGATTCCTTTTCATTCTTTCCCCGGTATTGAATGTGATAAGGCTGACATTCTTGGAAGTGATGTTACAGAGCTTCTTGGAGTCTTAAAATACGATCCGCCTATCCCAGCTCAGCTTGCGGGAATCTGCAAAGGGAATTTCCCTTCTTTCATTAGAAAGATAGACCAAGAGCACGTGCAGAACCTATGGCATAAAATTAAAGATTGTGAAGAGCATTTTGAAGTTACGATTAAACTTGATGGGTCAAGTTGTACCTATTACCTTAACGATGGAATATTTGGCGTATGCTCTCGAAACTTGGAGCTTAAAGAAGATGAGAATAATACCTTCTGGAAGATAGCTAAAAGGCACGATATTGAGTCTATTTTGAGAAATTACGGTAAAAATATAGCATTACAGGGAGAGGTCATAGGTGAAGGTATTCAAGGTAACCCGGAGAAGATAAAAGGTCAGGAATTCTATTTGTTTGATATATGGGATATTGATAGGCAACAATATTTAGATCCGGAAGAACGAGCAGTATTGTGGAGCAAATGTCTTAAAGACAGAGGAGTTTGTTGGTGTCCGTATGCTGAAGAGTTTAAGATGCTTGCGCCAAGATTGTCTCAATTTAAAGACATTAATGAGCTTCTTGATGCTGCAAATGGAAAGTCATTGAATTCTGGAATGCGAGAAGGAATTGTTTTTAAGTCTATGGAAATTGGCTCCGGCTTAAGATTTAAGGTTATATCTAATGAGTATCTTTTAAAAGGATATTAATTGCGCCAGACCAGTCAATAGAATATATTAAATATTTGGGAATTCAATAGAAGGAGACATAGCATGAAAGATAAAATAGTAGCAGGCCTAATGCTTTTTTCTCAAGCAGCTCAAGCAGTAACAACTATAGACAAGAACAACTATCGCCAGCATTTATGCGATTCTGGTTTATTTATACCAGTTGTTAGAGAGGGTACGACTCCTGCCGAAAATTGGTGGGAAAAAGGATTTATTAATCAAGATTACCAAGTATATTGTGGAACTAAAGCAAACTACGAGCGAGCTGTTGAGGATAGCAATAAGAGGGGGGTTAATCATTATCCTTGTCTTGGAAACCAGAAGGATATGATTACAAAAGATGCTTGTGTAGAAAAGCATGGCATTGAATATGCCCAAACTTGTGAACGATTAAAGGAAGATAGAGAAAAATATCGGGCTGCATGGAATTCAATGATGCCAGTCACATCATGTAACAATATGAGACGTATGAGACGAAGATAGTCAACAGTCATTGGTCATGTGTTGCCCTATATGTTCCTTTCCTGGCGTATAGGGCTTTTTTGTTAGCGGTTTGTGATATGATGTTATTCGTGTAGAGGAGAATTAATATGGAAATTAGTATAATCAGTATTTTCGCATTGTCGTCATTAGCGACAGCAGTAATGCTTGGAGCATGTTATTTATTTATCTCGCGTGATTCAAAAGAGATAGAGCGACTGAACATCAGAAATGCGGAGCTGTTTTTCGATAATTCTATGCTTAATGCTCAAGTTGTTGAGCTAAAGAATGCGTTAGATAAAAGCATTGTCAAATGTAAGCTAATTGAAGATAAGGATTACTTTTTTAATCGCTTTATCTCACCAGCTTATGTAAAGTTAGATTCTGATAAACAGTTATTATGCAAATCGCTCGGTGTTACCAAGGAGGAGTACGATAATGAAATGCGGAGGTATGAAGGCCTAGAAGAAACGCTTTTAACTTATCGTGTTCATGACTTGCTTTTAGAGTCTGGATATCTTTACTCCAAGAAGTTTAAGAATAGATTTTCAACTGGTGAATGCGACAACTGTAATCAGAAGATAAATAAGCTTATTGAAGAGATTCAGGATGTAACGCAATCGGAATGTCATTGTAAGGAAAAATTTAATGGGGAATTTTCTGTCGAAGATATTTCGAAATCAGACGCCCTGTCTAACGAAACTTTTGGTCTGCTGATAAAGAACGCGAAATCGAAGAATATCGGGCGAAGGAAAAGTGAAGATATTTCTGACGCAGAAGCACTGGCTGACGCAATTAGCAAGGGGATTAAACTGAAGATAAAGGCATCTGCTAAAAGCCAGGATAGCTATAGTTTCGACTTTTAAATAACATGGGAATAGACATGGTTAAAATAAATGGTGTCTATAAGTATGCTTTTTGTGACTCAAGTTTATGGTCGCTTACATGAGCGATAATAGAAATCTAAGGATGTTGGAATTATTTCTTTCTCGGAAAGATGGAGCCCCAGAAGACGAATATCGTAAATGTCTTGCAGAATTTGAGGATATGATAAGAAAGCATGGATATTATAAGCTTGTGTGTAATTTCGATGTATCACAATCTCTGACTGAGCCACCGATGTCACCTACGCCAATGCCAGTCATAAAATTATATCCAATTGAAAAAGACCGCGAGTCATTTTCTTTTAAATATATAAAAATAACAGAGGAGGTTCTCTCAGATGATGATATTGAACAAAAACGTCAAGAATTTGAAAAACTTGATAAGATAAAATGTTCAGAGGATTTGGCTATGGCTAAGAAAATTACTTGCGATAGAAGAATTGAAGGTCGTGGACATTATTTCAAATATGAAAACCGCTATGAAAGCCACCAGGATTGTTGCGCATTCTGTGGAAAATATGTGTGCGATATTATAAATGAATCTTGAGCCAGAAGACTTAAAAATAGACATATTCGGCTACGGCCTTCCATCAGGAGAAAGCTATTATAGGGTAACTCATATACCTACTGGGAAGATAGGCTGCTGCGACCAGCATTGTATTCGTCATTTTGAAATGAAAGACATATCAGACTCAGATAGAAAAGAATGTGCAATCCAAAGGTTGTTTAGTTTACTTAGAAACCAGCATGAATCTTATAAATCTGTTGCTCATGATATCTGCAATCATATGGCGGAGCGCGATATCGAGGATATCGGCATAAATGACGCCATAAATCAATATATCGAACATTATGATAATGCGTGGGAATACTTCAAAACAAACAATAAATTTAATCACCCTATAATTCCAAAATTCTTGCTTTCTAGAGAAATCGTGGAGCGCTTCCATGGAGAGGCGGCAGCAAGAAAAGCTTTCGATGATTGGGTGTATGAGTTTAAGAATAGAAAGCCATCGAGTATAGAAGAGAAAAATCTTTCGCATCATGAGGACAAGATTCCATTAAAGAACCTTCTTAAGAATTGTGGCCTGGTGAGCAGTACGTCAGAAGCATTGCGAATGATAAAACAAAATGGTGTTAAGATAGATGATATTATAGCATCAGAAGATGTTCCTATAGCGGCTGACAATGTATATAGGGTTTTCCAGGTCGGTAAAAAACGTTTTTTAAAGGTAAGAGCGTCAAATAGCAAGGGGTTTGCGTGATGACTGATTACATATTTTATAAAGGTGATCCCCATGTGTTTTCAAACTTTCACATCGCGCCTATACATATAGATGGTAAGGTTTGGGCTACATCTGAGCATTATTTTCAGGCGATGAAATTTCATGGTTATGATGATGAGCATAAAGAGAAAATAAGATTAGCCGAGACTACTGGTAAAGCATATAGGTTAGCATGGGAAAAAAAGATACCCTGCTCTAACTGGGATGAAATAAGAAATGATGTTATGCGAAAGGCTTTGCTGAATAAATTTGGTCAACATGTTGAGCTTGAAAAAATACTTCTTGATACTGGAGAAAAGAATATAGTACAGCGTTGCAGTAAGGATAAGTACTGGGGCGATGGATATCCCGGTAAGGGGGAGAATATGTTAGGAAAGCTTTTGATGGAAACTAGGGAAAGGATTCGACGATATGAAAGCATTTGATAATCAGGATCAATTCGATTCAGAGATGGCCTTTGTGCCTAAGCATAAGTTTTTCCCAACGATACAAGCGTGGCGTGACAGTATGGTTAAGCGTATGGCGTTCCTGAAGGTATTGGATAAGTCGGCCACTGCTTCAGGTGTGTTTTTGGTTACAGATTCTTTTGCGGCTGATTTTTTAGAGAGGAATGATTAACAATGATTTTAGTTATTCTTATCGTGTCTGCTCTAATGATATATTTTAAGGACAATGATTGATGGGTATCAGAGAAAAATGTGACGTTTGTGAAGGATATACTAACGCCATTTATAATGCGTTTATTGTTGGCGAAGAATGTCCCGATTGTGGGGCTTGTTACGAAATAATTAGAAAGCTTCGCTAAAATTGTCGATTAATTCTTGCTTATCCATCTAATCCAAATCCATATCTGCTTAAGTTTAACCCAAAATCGTCTACTTGTTTTTGACCACTATCGATTAAGTTGATTTCTTTAACGCATTCATAAAAGCACCTTAAGCAGTAATTCCCAATGCCTGTCTCTACCCATGTCTCATCATTTTCTCTATATGTTCCGTCATATACTTGCGTTGCACATGTTTTGCAATATATCTTCTCAGATACGAGCGGATGGTTGTCAGGAAGCGGGCTATTAAATTCGCCTGTGGATAAATCACTATTCGATATATCGCTGTGTATCTTAGGTTCTTGCTTGCTCACCTAATCCAAATCCATGCGTAAGCTTTCTTAGTCATACATATTCTCACTTGTGCCAAAAAGAAGAGCGTTAATAATTTTCTTTTGAATTCTATCGTCATCTTCTTGCGACCATGATTTATTTAAAAAATCCTCTAGTAGACTCTTAGTTTTCTTTGTTTCTTCCGAGTCTTCTTCTTTTGATTCTATCTTAAATATAGGATTCCTTTCTTCGTATGACTTTAGCTTTCCATCCGGGCTATAAAAATCCGATACTGGAGCAGAATCCATCGCTTTGTTGTGCCATTTTCGGAATTCTTCTAAAATGTCATCCACGCTTGTCTCCTTTAGTCTAAAGCCATATCTACTTCTAATCCAAAATAATCTGTTCTACTTGTTTTTGACTGATGAGGTTGGTACCAATAACAATTATCGCGGCTATATCCTGCTTGTGAATATATCCTTCTCAGCATACATGTTTCATTAGGCCTTCGTCCCATGTCTTCCAAGAAATTACCATATCCATTCATATCATCCGTCCATCGTTCGCATATATGGAGCCCATTCTTGTTAGCCATATACTTTGCGTGAATCCAAGCTTTATTCTCTGGCTCTCCAACTACGCTTTTGCCATACTTAAATCTTCCTTGCTTATTAGGGTTGTGGCCAAAAGACAAGCACCCGCAGGATTTAGTATGCCCTCGGACAATATCGTTAACGTCTACAATTTTTGAGCCGCCACACTCGCATAGTATTTTTACCATTAGCCTACTTGATTTGTTAGAGCCTTTTCGCCCTGCTAGCTCGGATATCGTGACTTTTCCAAAGACTTGACCAACATACTTTTTGGAAAACCTGTTTAGACTTGTGCCAGAATATGGTATAAGTTCGCTTGTCATTTCATGCTTCCCAGTATAGCCTCAGCTAAATGATGCTGAGACAAGCCGACACTATAATCGTATTAGTGGCGGTTTACAATACTATGAAGTCGTATATTGATTCCCCCTTAGCTCAGCTGGTAGAGCACGCGGTTGTTACCCACTAGGTCGGTGGTTCGAGTCCATCAGGGGGAGCCATTTTTATCATCTCTTATCTGTTTGACCTATTTCGTGCTATCGTACTATCACAATGGAATGTACTCAAACAGATATCTTCAAGGAATTATTATTAAGGCAACAAGCTTCAGATTCCCTGTACGAATTCATAAAACAGGCATGGCCTGAGATAGAGAAAGGCACGCCATTCGTAGGCGGCTGGTATATTCAAGCGCTCTGCGAGCACCTAGAAGCCTTATATCGGGGTGATATTAAGAACCTTTTAGTAAACGTTCCACCACGTAGCACCAAGACCACAACCTGCTCTGCTATGTTTCCGGCCTGGGTTTGGATTAACAAACCATCTACGCAATTCCTGTGTCTATCGCATTCCTTCGACCTAGCCATGGAGGCATCTCTAAAACATCGAGATATCATTACATCTCAATGGTATTCGCTCAGATGGGGGGATAGGTTCCAGCTAAAAATTGACCAGAACGAGAAGACCAAGTTTGCCAATGATAAGAGCGGCTACAGAAGCTCTACCAGCATGTTATCGCGCACAACTGGTAAGGGTGCGAACATGCTTATCGTTGATGATCCGAATAACGCCCTTGAGTCTGAAACAGATAGGGAATCTATCAACAAGCGATGGGATGCTGTGCTGTCTACCCGTCTTAATGACATGAGTAAGGATACTCGTTTGGTTATCCAGCAAAGAACAGACTCAAATGACCTTACTGGCCATATATTGAATAGTGATGAAGCAGATGAATGGACAAAATTCATCATTCCTATGGAGTTCGAAGAGAAGCGTCGATGCAAAACTATCATACTACCGTCGACTGATGGCAAGAAATGGCGAGACCCTAGAACGATAGAAAAAGAGTCCCTATGTCCTATTAGGTTTAATGAAAAGAACATAGAACGTCTTAAAAAGCGTCTTGGCTCCAATTACTTGATAGCGGGTCAGCTTCAGCAACGGCCGGCGCCCGAAGAAGGCGGGATGTTCAAGAAATCTTGGTTCCAGTGGTGGAAGAAAGAGAAGCCGCCTAATGTCTTCCAGATTATACAATCCTGGGATACGGCATTTAAGCGAGAAGATAAGCGAAAAGCCAATCAGAAGATATCCTATTCTGCCTGTACGACCTGGGGTCTATTCGATGATGATTTCGGTGTCACAAACCTGGTTTTACTGAATCTTTGGAGAGACCGAGTTGAGTTCCCTGAGCTTAGGTCGATAGCACAGAAACTTGCAGAAGATTATCGTAATAATGGTTCTGTTAATATCGTTCCAGATGGAAAGCATGTGCCCGATATGATTCTCATAGAAGCAAAGGCTACTGGAGACCCGTTGATGCAGGAGCTTAGAAGAGCTGGTATCCAGACAACCATGTATGATCCAACTCTGGATGGCGACAAGATTAGGCGCGCAAGTCTCATAACACATATCGTTCAGTCAGGAAGGGTATGGTTACCCGCGAGACCGCCAAATTTCGACCGTCTTACGTCTTTTGCACATTTGTTCATGGAAAGCTGTGCTAACTTCCCAAACGATGAAGAATCGAAGGATATCGTTGATACGTTCTCTCAAGTTGTTAGAAAGGTCACGAGAGGTGGTCTTGTTAGACATCCTACAGACCTTAAGGAAAAGCCAAGGAGCCAAGCACCGATTATTCTTTACGGAAATCGATGACCAATATCAAATCTATCTTTACAAGCGTTGGCACAATGTTTACGATATAAATATTGGAAATATGGTTGCCGTATCGACATGTCGTATATTGGTACATTTCGTACATATAGAAATTTGTAACTTGTTAAAAAGGGAGAATATCATGATTAGTACTGAGAAAAAGTTTAAGGATAAAGTGACATATGAACCAGGTGATTTAGAATTTTATCAAAAAATGTGGAGAATAGATCCAGATGCGGCAAAGAGCTGGATTGTAAACAGACTAAATACATTGATTGAAATTCAGGAGTATATAAAGACTGAAATAAAGCAATTGCGAGATATGTCAAATTATCCAGAAGATAAAAAAGCACTCGATTATTATAATTCTACTGGCGGCGAGAAAAGAACGTATTCTAGAACCGGTAATAATAAAACGATAGTTTTAGATTATATGCGTGAAAATCTTAATAAGAACGTTAGGATGAAGGAAATTATTAATAAATTTCTTTCATTGGGTTCTGCTTCCGTTAATGTATATAATGTTATGAATGACATGGTTAAAGACGGTTCCATAAAGCGTGTAGGATATGGGACATATTCACTTTCAGAGACAGATAATTAATTCAAGCAGGAGCATTAAAATGTTAAGTTATCACAACGACGCTAACCTTAAGGGCTTGGTGGTTGCAGAGATGCGTAAGCATCAGGAATCGGACCAGTTTATAAAAGGTGCATATGAAAGGTTAAATGGTAAATTCAAAGGCTGTGCCGTTGGGTGTACGATTGATTCTCTGAATATAATCCTTTGTAAATCGTACAAAACTGATGATCATAAGGTATTCGAAGAAGCTATTGGAGTTCCTGAGTGGTTAGCGAGGCTTCAGGATTTGTTATTTGAACGGCTTCCGATAGGGGGGAATAGTCAATTTGCAGTAGATTTTCTTGAAGCGATTCCGGTTGGTATAAATCTTGATCGAGTAAAATGGAAGTTCTGTTCTTTTATATTAAAAGAAGGAATAGACAGGATGCTTTCTCAGCCTAACTTATCAGATGAATTACGAGAACAGGTCGTAAATTCTATGAGAGGGGTTTTAAGTCTACATGAATCAGCAATAAATACAGGTGAATGGAATATTGAAGCGGCGGAGTCGGCGAGGTTGGCGGCGGAGGCGGCGGCGTGGTCGGTGGCGAGGTCGGCGTGGTCGGCGGCGAGGTCGGCGGCGTGGTCGGCGGCGTGGTCGGCGTGGTCGGCGGAGTCAGCGGCGAGGTCGGCGGCGGAGTCGGCGGAGTCGGCGGCGTGGTCGGCGAGGTCGGCGAGGTCGGTGGCGAGGTCGGCGGAGGCGGCGGCGGAGTCGGCGGCGGAGTCGGCGGCTTATAAACGATATGCAGGGGAATTGATTAGATTATTAAAAGAAGAGAGATAATGGAAGATATCTGCCCATATTGCGAGAAAGTGACAAACCTTGAGTTTATTAAACGACAAGGCTCGATAACTATTAAAGGAAAGCCTATTGATGTGGAAGACCAGTTTTTTCGTTGTATTGAATGTGGAAAAGATTTCGATGATCCAAAATCCACGTACGATGTCCTGGAGATTGCCTATAAAAAATCAAACCCGAATAACCCATACATAAAGCGAATAGTGCTTCCGTCAAGAATATGTCCAGACGACTTACCGGGAGAAGTAATGGAATGGCTAGATGGAAAAGAATGGCCAATTCTAGAAATTCCGATAGATAAAGACTAATATTGACACACTGTTAATCAGGTCTTGTGTTGCAACAATAATCATTATATAATCAGGACGCTGCTAATTTCTTTCCTAGCGAGCATAGTTTCTATCATTCGATAGTTCGTAAACTTGCTAGGATAAGTTTCACCAATGTATTCCCAAAATCCGTATGAGCCAAGCTTAGACCAGCTAGAGAACGATCCGAATTTCTCGCCGGAGCTTATGGATTTAAATGAAATTCAAAAACACCAAGAATTACCTGATGGTTCATCTGTATTCGTTGTCGGAAAGAAAGCAGGCGATACTGAAACATCGCCTGCTGACGACGATTTTTACGCTAATCTTGCCGAAGACCTTGACGATGGCACGCTTAATTCCCTATCTGCCGAACTCCTTTCTAATATTAAAGATGATAGGTCAAGTCGTGCAGAATGGGAAGCTACTTGTAACCTTGCTATTAAATACCTAGGCTTTAAGGTAGAAGAGTTCCATAACATTCCATTCGTTCGTTGCTGCGCTGCTTTTGATACAACCCTATCTACGACCCTTATGAATTTCTTTGCATCAGCTAAGGCCGAGCTATTCCCACCTGGGGGCCCAGCTAAAAGCATGATTGAAGGTTACCCATCGGAGCAGATGGAAGACCGCGGCGATCGAGTCCAAATGTTCATGAACTTATTCTTGACGACCATAGACAAATCATATTATCCAGATTCAGATAGGTTATTAATGTATGTAGGTCTTTTTGGAAGCGCATTCAGGAAGGTTGTAATGGATCCAATTCTGGGTCGTCCAGCGCCTCGGTTTGTGAAACCTCAGAATCTTATCATCAATAATTTTACGACGTCCTTATTGGAATCTACCAGAATTACAGAAGAGATATATCTTACACGTAAGGAAGTGTTGATTAGGCAACGAGATGGCGTATATAAAGAAGATTCACTACCTAAGAATGCAGATGATAACGAAGACATGGACTCTTCAGTCAATAAGACCATAAAAAAAGCAGAAGGCGTTCAAGAATCTCAATCAGAAAACAAATCGTTATTTAAGTTCTATGAGTGCCATGTCGAACTTGAACCATCTGAGGTAAAAGATGTCTACGGAATGCCAAAGAAAGGCAAAAAGATTAAGAAAGACAATATCCCTAGACCTTATATTGTAGAAATTTGCGAAGCAACTAAGAAAATTGTATCAATTAGGCGTAATTGGGAAGAAAACGACCGAAATTTCAAGCGCATCGAATGCTATGTGCACTATTACTACCTGCCAGGATTTGGCATTTATTCTACAGGCCTTGCACAGTTGCAAGGCTCAAATGCTATTATGCTTACGGATATATTGCGTCAGCAGATTGATGCAGGAACGTTAAGGAACTTCCCGGGAGGCCTCAAGAAGCGTGGGATGCGCGAAGAAAATAACAATAAAGCTGTTGGTCCAGGTGAATTCTTAGAATTTGATACAGAAGGACCTATTCAAGAATCTGTAATGCTGATGCCCTATCAGGAACCATCTTCTGTGCTGGCTCAGCTTAGAACAGAAGTGAAGACTGATACGATGGCATTAGGCGGCGCATCTCAACAAGGTGCTAACGTAGGTGGTTCTAACACACCTGTTGGGACAATCTTAGCTCAAATTGAGATTCAGAACCGTATTCCGTCTACTATCTTGAAGTCATTGCATTCAGCCTTAGGCTATGAGCTTCAACTATTAAAGAAATTATTTGCAAAGTACTTTAGTGATGAACCCTATCCATTTAGTGTTCCTGGAAACCACCAAAGTATTATGCGGGAGGACTTCAGTGACAACATTAATATTGTGCCTGTTTCTGACCCTAACGTTATTACCACCACCCAAAGAGTAATCGTTAACGAAATCGTTCTCAAGATGGCGCAAGCCAATCCAACGATGTTTGACCTTCGGGAAGCGAATGAGCGCATGTTACGTGCCATGAAGATTGATGGCGTAGAAAAGCTCATGCCTAAGCCTCAAGAGATTATGCCTTTAGACCCTATCAGTGAAAATATGGCTATCATATTAGGTAAAGGTGCTAAAGCAGGAATACAGCAAGACCATCAGGCACATATTATTGTGCATTCTCAGGCTGGTCAGCAATTAGCACAAGACCCAGCCAAGGCAGCGCTTATGCAGGCGCATATTAGTGAGCATCAGGCATTTATGTATCTGATGCAAATGCAACAAGCTATGGGTATGCAGATGCCACCTGAACAAGCCCTCAAAGACCCACAAGTACAGAATCAAATTGCCATGGCTGCCGCTCAAGCTGCACAACAATTACAACAACAGCAACAGGCGCAGAATCCGCCACCATTAGATCCGAATGTGGTGATGTTGAAAGATATTGAGCAAAGACGCGAAGCATCGCATCTTAAACATGAGGAAGCTCAGCTACGAGCCGAGACTGAAGCCTTTAAGGTACAGACTCAGTTCGAAAGCAGCAAAGTTAAAATGGATGTTGACAAAGAAATGGCGAAAGATAGAAACGAAGTGACGTTAGCTATCGCCAAAATGAAGCAACCTAATAATTTGGAGTAAATCATGAGTTACGAATACAAGTCTGGTTTTTGTGGTCACGATAGTATGCGCGATAAGGCAATGAAAGAATTTGGGCATGAGCTCAGAAGGGAAACAATGCATGTTCCTGAAAGCAATTCATCTAAAGCTAGAACTAATATGCCACTTTATAAAAAGGGCGGAAAGGTTCATGGTTTAACTAAAATGCAAACTGACCTATATATTCCTACCCGTTCTAAGCAGCATCATCAAAAGCAGGTTCGATTTGAGAAGGTAGAACATAAAGCTGATGGCGGCATGATGGGCGTTCCAGATATTGCTGCGCGCATCCAACAAGCAAATCAAATGCTAAGCGGTGCAGCAGCTCCTGTTGGCGTTAAGAGAGGCGGAAAAGTTCATCATGGGCACCGTCGAGTTCATAAAGCCAATGGTGGAATGCTCGGTATGAGCGAAATGGGTAATCGTGACCTGGTGGCTGGCCGAAACGCTGTTGGATTAAAACATGGCGGCAAAGCACATCATGGTCGTGTAAAAAAGGATATCGGTGGAATTCTGAAAGATATTGGAAATGCAGCAACGTTTGGCATTCCCGGGGCTCTTGGCAAGGCGCGTGGCGGCCGCATGGGTAGTGGCAAGAATCAAGATGATAGTCAACGGATGTTACGGGGAGAGCCCTTACAGAAGGGTTACCACGGCCATGGGTTGAGACATGGCGGAAGAGCCCATCGTAAGTCTGAAGGTGGTCCTATGCGCGGCGAGAACCCAGGAATGGGCGCATCGAACAACTATGAGTCAAACATGAAAGGCGAGCATGAAATGAATGGCGCAATGAGACACGGCGGAAAAGTGCATCGCAAGTCTGAGGGTGGCCCTATGAGAGGTGAGCATCCTACACATCATATGTCTCGAAATAACTATGAATCCAATATGCGTGGTGAGCATGGCCATCATTCCACAATGCATCGCGGTGGAAAAATGCACCGTGCCGAAGGCGGAAGAATGTTAGCTGAAGGTGGTTATGCTGCTGGGGGGGTAGGTAAAATTCGGCATCGGCAGATGACAATGGGTGGCAAGCAAATCTCGCGAGCTGATAAATTTAGGCATGAATAATCGATGTTAGAAAAGTTTATTGAAAACTTATTAATGAAGAGCCGGATAGAACAGGAAGTGTATGCAAAACATATACTTCCTGGGAATCTGTCGGACTTGGAGTACAAGTTTACCTGTGGAAAGCTGAAAGGATTGCAACAAGCTGATGATTTGGTTCGGTCGCTCTATAACGCGATGGTGAATCAAGTTAGATTCAGTGATATCAAGGAGAGATTAATAGATGACGAACCGGAGCGCTACTAGTCTTATTGAAGACTGTGAAGAGCAAGAAGCGAAGGAATGTGTTGAAAAGCATTTGGGGTTTTCTCCATTTTCTGCTTTTAGCAAACAAATCGCCGTAAAGATTTATGTTAGGCCTGACGAACTTTGTACATTCACAACAGATGAAGGAAAAGTTGTCAGCCTATATCTGCCGCCTACCATTTCTGCGAGTGATAAATTTAGAAACTGCACAGCATTAGTAATTGATGTGGCAAAAGATTGCTATATCGGAGATGAATATCAGGAATCTGGACCGTACTGCAAAGTCGGTGACTGGATAATGATGCCAAGGAACGTTGGAACACAAATCAACTATAGAGGAATTCCGATACAGATTATACCGGAAGACTCCTTCTATTGTGTGATTGAAGATCCAACGCATATAGAGCGGTTATACAAAGGGAGAAAGTAAATGGAAGTTAAAGACTGTGTCATAAGCCCCATTATTACATCTGATGGTTTGAATATCATCAGAGAAAATATAAAAAAGGTTGATTTAAATAGCGTAGTTGAGGGAAGTATTGAAAAAGAAACCAACATAACGATTGCAGCTTTAGAAAAGAATGCTTTGCAAAAAAAATATGATGAAATGCCAAGGTCGGAATGGACTTTTGAAAATCAGCATGGTTTTGCACCGTTGAGAGCAGTTGGTGCTTATATCGCAGTTCAAATATACACACCGATAAAATCTGATGTGTTAATTATGGCAGACTCTGTTAAGGCGATGCAAAAATGGACTAGTAATGTTGGCCGAATATTTTCTATTGGGAGTGCTTGTTATAAGGGCGACAGATTCAAAGATTGGGATGAGCTCCCAGAAATTGGTGATTGGGTTGTTTTTAAGGTAAATGCCGGGCCTGTTTTCAAGTATCGTGGCATTGATGTCGCCATCATGTTTGATGATTCTGTGAATGGAATAACCGAAGACCCATCTTACGTTTCCAGAGATTAAAGGAGTAACTATGAGTAGAAATAACTTAGATGACGAAAATGAAATCCAGTTTGGTCACGATGACCCAGAGCCAGAGTTAGATGATGGCGATGAAGAAAATGAAGATGAAAGTTCGGAAGAGCCCTCGTTAAGCAGCGATGACGATTCACTTCCTGATTCGTTGCCGGAAGAATCAATGGCAGATGAGCCGGAGGTTAAAGAGAAATCGCCTAAGAAACGAGATAAAGCTCAAACGCGTATTAATCACATTATGCGCGAGAAATTTCATGCTGAAGCAGAGTTGCAACGAGCAAAATATCAGATTGCAGAATTAGAGAAGATGCATCAGCTCTCTTCTGGTGCTGCAATGCGTCAATATGATGAAAATGCTAAAACCCGAATGGAGCAAGCTCGGGCTGCGCAAATTGCTGCCATTGAATCTGGTGATGCTCAAGCTCAAGCAGATGCAATGACTGAAATTGCCGCCGCTACCAATGAGCTGCATGAGATAAACAATTGGAAGCAGAAAAATGTGTATGAGAGTCAGAATCAGCAATATCAACAGCCAGCTATAGAATATAGCCCGGTTGCAGATGAAGTTTTGAGAGATTGGGTTCAGGACAATGAGTGGTTCAATCCGCAAAGCGAGCGTTTCGATCGCGAATTGGCAGAATGCGTTAATCTTTGGGCAAATCAGTATGACCAACAGCTTATTCGGGAAGGAAACGCACGAAAGATTCGAAGTCCTGAATATTTCGACGTAATAGATGACATTGCCAATCAGGCTATTGAATTCCGAAACAATCAACTATCAGGGCAAAGGAGAGAGTTAAATATGAAACCAGTTAGAGGCGGCGCATCCCCTGTTAGAGGATATGGCCAGGGAGCACAGGTCTCGTCTCAGCGCAAAGAGATGCTGAGTCCAGATGAGCGTGATATGGCAAGACGAATGGGCGTTACCGATAAAGTATATCTACAGTATCGATTACGTGATCAACAGGAAAATTCAAACAAACGTAGAGGGAGATAATCATGGCTAAAGAACCTAGAGAGAATAGAGCGGTCGGCGGACGTTCTGCCGAAAGACGAGAAGCAGAAATTAGACGATTGAAAGACATGGATTATCGAAATCCATTATATGTTCCACCTGAATACATTCCAGATGGAATGGAGTATGCCTGGGGGACCTATAGTCTATTAGGCGTACCAAGACCATCACGTATGATGGAGCTGCGCCAGAAAGGATGGGAGGCCGTTCCAGCCGATAGACATCCAGACTTGGCATTTGCTGAGTTTGTGGAGTCAAACGCGCAGATGCGTGGACATATCTGGCGAGATGGTCTGATATTGATTGAGAGACCCGCAGAATATGGAGTGATAGAGCGCGAGCAATTGGAGGCAAAGAACTATCAAACCTTAATATCGATGCCGGGTACTGAAAACTTCTTAGGCGAACCAAGCATCCCAACATCATTCAAGGGCGATACGGCTTTGTCACGAGCCGCCTCTTTTGGAAGATAATCGAAAATTTTTTTCGAAAAAGCTTTTTCTTTGAAAAAAAGTAGTGTAGTATGGTTATAGGTAAGTTGGATATCGTCTGACTTACCTATAAACGAGTGAGCCAAATCTCGTAAAACAAGGCTGCGTAAATACGCCAATCATGTTAGTTACTTAAATGTACCTACTTGTTAAATCTAAGGCACGACTGCCTATAACGTCGGGTAGCAATACCGATTCGATTGTAAAGATTTAATATGGAGATACATTTATGTCATACGGTACTAATGCGCCACAAGGCTTCCAGGATGATATTACTTTATCTGGTTCGACTTGGAATGGTGCTCTTTCGATTTATCCTATTCTTTCAGCTTATAACACATCTATTTTTACAGGCGACCCTGTAGTTTTTGTTAACAACGGTACGATTGGCCAAGGTATTGGTGGTGCTGCTGGAGAGGCTACTCTCGGAGTATTTAAGGGCGTTACTTATACTGATGCTAATAACAATAAAGTATATGCGCCGTATTGGACAGCGGGTACCGCTTTATTCGGTGGGAATGCTGCAACTGCTGATGCGCTTATTATTGATGATCCAAATGTCGAATTCAACATCCAAGTAGGCACCACAAATGCTGGTGCACATACGGCAACTGTTAACCAAACCGATTTAAACTTAAACGCAAACTACGTTATTGGCGCAGGTTCTACACGCTCCGGACAATCTGCAACATTCTTGGATGCTGCGACTATTGCGGTTACTGCGACATTTGATTGCAAGATTTTGCGATTAACTCCAATCATCACGCCAACACCTAACGTGTTTGGTCTTTTATTTAACAACGTTATCGTCAAATTTAACAATCATGTGTTGAATGGCGGAACCGGAACCCTAGGCGTTTAAGGAGAATATTGATGGCTATAAATACCACTGCAATTGCAAATTTATTGAGACCAGGCCTAGCGGCTGTGTTCGGTGATTATCCATCGTATCCGTCACAATGGTCTGAGATTTTCGAGACGTACGATTCTGACAAAGCTGTCGAAATCGAAATCGAAATGAGAATGCTGGGCTTAGCTCAAATTCGTGGCGAAGGCGCGCCTACTGCTGTTGATAACGGAATGGGTCAGCGAACAGTTACGTCATACGTACATAAGTACGTTGCATTGTCGTTCAGTATTACACGACAAGCGATTAAAGATAATCTTTATAAAACGAAATTCCCATTAATGGTACGTGCTCTAAAGAAATCCATGGCTCAAACCAAAGAAATCTTAGGTGCATCTGTGCTTAATAATGGGTTTTCCGCTGCATTCCCAATTGGGGACGGTCAGCCATTATTCTCTACTGTTCATCCTATCGATGGCGGTGTTGTATCAAATCGTGGTGTTAATGCTGACTTAAATGAAGCGTCATTAGAGGCTGCAATAATTGCAGTTCAGCAATTTAGAGACCAGGCTGGATTAGTCGTTCAGACAAAGCCTGAGAAATTAATTGTTCCGCCACAAGTGCAATATTCTGCTGAAAGATTATTGAATTCTTCTTTCAGAACAAATACAGCTAATAACGACATTTCTGCGATTTATAACTTATCGAGTGTTCCTCAGGGTTATCGCGTTAATCAATATTTAACAAGCCCTTCGGCTTGGTTCATGTTGACGGATTCGCCTGATGGTTTCAAACATTATGTGCGAGAAGCAATCGAGACTGACGTTTACGCTGATTTCAATACTGACAATCTGTTGGCTAAAGCATTAGAGCGATATTCATTCGGGGTTTCTAACTTCCGTGCTGGTTTTGCTAACTCGGGTGCTTAATTAAGCGTTTAGATCTGGAGAAATATTATGGCTTTAAATGCGCCGGCAACTGGTTACTTAAATGTTCTCGTGGGCGATCCTGGAACAAATAATGCGACACCATCTTCAACGTTAGTTGGCGGTGTTCCTATTAGTTCTGTCATTGAACTTCAATCTACGACACGTGGTTTTGTTCCGCCAAGAATGACAACTGCTCAGCGTTTGGCAATCGTCACAACTACAGACAGTATGCAGGTTTACGATACGGACTTGGGCGCATTGTTCATGAGAGCAGGCGGCGTTTGGGTATTGGCGACATCGTCAAAAAGTATTCAATATGCAACGGGTGCTTTAACGCGCGCTCAGTTGATAACAATGTTTACTGTGCCGACAACGCTTCTAGCGACGCCTGGTGCTGGATTCATAAATGTTGTTAATGGATTTATGTTGAATCTTACTTACGGCGTGGGGGCTGCCCCATTCGTCGGCGGTGGAGATATTACATTGCAATATACAGCTGCAAGTAACCCTGGTGCTGGCTTTGATGCTTCTGAAGATATTTCAGCAGCGATGTTTACTGGCGCTGCCGTAAATAAATCCTCGTTTGCAAATGGTCATATTGATTCAACAACCACAGCTAATGGTGGAAATGCAGTTATAGCGATTACAAATGCTGCGGCTGATTTCACGGTCGGTACAGCCAGTTCTGCTGTTTGGCATATTTGGTATTCAACGGTTCCAGTTGCATAAGGTTTTTTAAACGTAAGGAGACGAAAATGAGCATGGAGTTAATCAACAAGATTGAGGCTAAGATTTCTGAATTGGAAAATCAATTTAAGAAAAATACTGATTTCATTGTGAGCGCGAACTCTAGTATCGACAAGCTAGTTGCAGATAAGAATTCTGCGACGAGTGAATGCAATGTCATCAATGGTATGGTTCAGGCGTTCAGAGGTGTCATAGCAGAGGTAAAAGCGATGCTTTCACCTAATGCTGAGGCTAAACCTGACATTCAACCTGTTGAATAGGATTTTAAATGTCTAAGCCAGTGAAAATTTTATGGCCTTTAGCGGATGTTGTTGCGGTTTGCTTAACGCAAGCTAATACGGCTGGAATCCCGTTGTTAATCAATGGGACTCTTGCAACCACAGATACGACGGTTGCTACTTATGCTCAATTTCCTGGTATAGCAAGAACCGTTTCAATAACGTCTGGCGGAAATCTTGCAGGCGTTCAATACACAATCCAGGGAACAGATGTTTTTAATAATCCTGTCTCAGAGACGAGAGCAGGTCCAAATGCGACCACTGTTTACACAGCTCAGAAATTTAATACCGTTACATCTGTAACGCCTGACACAACAAATGCCACAACGGTTAGGATTGGAACAGGGCTTACGGGTCAAACAGTTTGGTATAGAAGTGATTTTTATCGTCCATACAATGCGCTTACTGTTGCTGCCTTTGTTAATGCGGGCGTAGTTAGCTATACATTTGATACTACATTGGATGATCCAGCAGACCCAGCGGGTCCGGTATTATGGGACGTCATAGATGGAGTCACTACGCCAACGATTCCTACTGCAACCCCAATGATAAATGCTTCTGTATCTATTATATCGACTTATTATTTTCCAACAAATGCTTCTAGGATACTCATTAATGCTTCAGATGCAGCAACGCATATGGAAATATCATTTCTTCAACAGGGGCTAAATTAAATGAGTCGCTCTAAAAAGATGGATATGTATCGTGAAGGCGGGGAATCTGGAGGAAAATGGATCAAAGGCGCTATTGGAAAGCCTGGTGCGCTTCATCGTTCTTTGCATGTTCCAAAAGGTCGTAAAATTCCGGCCTCAAAATTAAACAGTGCATTGCATTCTAGAAATGCTTTAACGCGTAAGCGAGCTAATTTAGCTAAAACGTTAGAAAGTTTTCATCATTAGGATTTTTAGTGGATGGGTAAATGTCAACATCAGGCACGTATAATTTTGGTTCTCCTCAGAATGTTGAGATTATAACAGACGCTTACGAGCGTACTGGCGTCTTGCCTGACTTTATTACTCAGCAAAAAATCTACACTGCCTTACGTTCCATTAACTTCATATTGCAATCTTGGGTAAATAAAGGCCTAAATCTATTCACTGTCAAGCAAGGGATGATATCTCTTAATAATGGCCAAACAGCTTATACGCTTCCAAATCATGGCATTGATATTCTTGAGGCTACGGTTAGAACCTCTTCCAGAAACTTAGGTGGAACGCCTGCCTCTGCTCCTGGCGGTATAGCTGGAAATGCGTTTGACGGAAATCCATTAACTGCCTGTACGCAAACGGGCCCAAATGGAAATATCTCCTATAACTGGGGCACTGGAAACTTTGCAATTTCTATGCTTGGCATTACATCATTTGCAACCAATGATTACACGTTGTCGGCTCAGTTTTCATTCGATGGCATTACGTGGACAACCTGTCTAACAATACCGACACAAACGTACGTTCAGAATCAGCTAACCTGGTTTGTCATTCCAGTTCCTGTTCCTGCAAGCAATTTTAGAATTCTGGAAACCGGTGGTGCTACCTTAAATATCAATGAGCTGTATTTCAATACAAACATCAATGACACGATTATTAACCGTGCATCACGAAGTGAATACATAGCATTTCCAAATAAGACACAGACAGGGAGACCCTCAAGCTTTTGGGTAGACCGTCAGATTAATCCTGTTGTTTATATATATCTGACGCCAGATGGCACATATAACAACCTGTTTTATACGTATACGCAGCAGATACAAGATATCGGCGCCCTAGTAGATACGGCAGGAATTCCAGCGCGATTCTTGGAAGCATTAACAGCTGAATTAGCATTTAGGCTATCCATTAAGGAAGGAAAGCTCGATGTTGCTCAGACGTTGGCCGCACTTTCTGCGCAAGCGTATTCCGAAGCCGCGATGGAAGATAGAGAGCGTGTACCGCTTAGGATTTATGGCGATTACATGCAGGGATGGACGCAATGAGTGATAGACCAAAAGGTAAGCATGTCATTGTTGATCCAGATTCTCCAATGGCTCTTGGCATCTGCGATAAGACGGGATTTGTGTTTAGACGAATTGACCTGGTTCGGCAAATGGAATGGCGTGGAAACGCATTGGTTTGGACAGGCTTTATGGTTGGAAAGCCATATGCAGACCAACCAAATCAGCAATTACGTCCGCCCATATTACCGCCAGACCCGGTGCCTGTTCAATGGCCTCGCACGCAACAACCCTCATCGGTTTATTGGGCTAATCAGAGCGTCCCCTGGAGTCAATTGACCGTTGTGAACTGGGTTAGCTGGGGCGGAACCGAAGACGGAACACTGGCAGCACCTGAGAATCAAAGATTGTCGGCATTGCAGGCGGAAACGCAACCACCTGTTAATTTTCAAAGTGCTGGCGTTCCTCAATATCAGCAACCAACACAGGCTCAGATTTTGCAATCTTTGCAAGGATATAACTGGAATACGTATGGCAACATTAACTAATTTAGCGCCGCAATCTAGCTTTGCGGGTTTATTAAATACACTTTCGACAGGTGGGCTAACGCCTGTTTTACAAGTTATTCAAGATGGTTTTGGCAATAACTCAATACTTTCGTTATCTACGACTGCATTAGATATCAACGGAACACTTTCTTTTGGGGGTGTGCCACTTCTAGCAACTCCAGACCAGATTGATAACGTTTGTGTAAATGCTTCTTTTTCTGCATTTACGACCGCCGTTAGAGTTCCTTCTGGCACAACAGCGCAAAGACCCGGCGTACCTTTTAATGGGGATATTCGATACAACACTACGACCAATAGAGGCGAAATGTTCGCAAATGGCGTTTGGCAAGATTTAACTGCATAGGATTAAGATATGATTAATTTAAACTCTCCCACAACATTTACTTCTGGTTTATTAGTAACGGACACTTATCGCCCTGTCGGCGGCTCCCCTGATTCTATTCCTACTCTATCTGAAAATGGTAATGGAGCTATCAGTTCTGCGCTTGAGATAAATTCAACCTCTGGTGGTGTTCTTATTCCTAGGATGACGACTGCACAAATTAACTTGCTGAATGCTGATAACGCATTAATGGTTTATGACACAACGCTTAACCAGTTTAAGTTTTTTCAAGGCGGTGCTTTCGTTGCATATAGTACAGGTGGTGGCGCTGGATATTCTCCAGGAAACCCTACATTTCTACAAGATACATCTGCTGCTGGTACATTTAATGTATCTGTTGGTACGCCACCTGCGACATTTGGTGGGGGCGGAATGCGAATCGTGGCTATTGGTGACCAAGCCGTAGAATCAAACACAAACGGAACTGACCTGATTGCCATAGGGTACCGAAGCTTAATTGGAAATACGACCGGATCATTTAATATAGCCATCGGAACACAATCTATGCTTCTTAATACAGTCGGCTCTAATTGTACAGCTGTAGGATATAGGGCGCTATTTTCTAATGATGCCGATAATAATACTGCCGTCGGATATTTTGCCCTTAATCTTAATGCCGACGGAATTGACAATGTAGCTGTAGGCGGACTTGCTTTAGAGTCAAATGATAAAGGGGACTATAATACAGCCGTCGGATATCTAGCATTGGCTTCAATTCAAACTACGGATGACTCATCTGCATTTGGAAATCGAGCACTTACTAACAGTGTCGGTGGGGAAAACTCTGCTTTTGGTTCTCTCGCGGGAACGTCGAACGCTACTGGGATCATTGATTGTTTTGGTTTCTCTTCCTTAACATCTAATACAAGCGGTATTCATAATAGCGCATTTTCCGCACTATCGATGGCGGAAAACGTAGACGGCTCTAACAATAGTTCTTTTGGTACATTCTCTCTTCAGCATAATATATCTGGCTCAAGAAACTGTGCTTTTGGTGCATTCAGCGCAAGAGCTAATACAGGAAGCGATAACTCAGTATATGGTTATTTTGCATTAGATTCTAATGCTGCTGGGAATCAAAACTCATCATTTGGCGCTGCGTCCTTACGTTCAGCAACCGCAGTTTCCGATTGCTCTGCATTTGGATATAACGCGCTTACCGTTAACCAATCTAATGAAAACACTGCATTTGGATCACTTTGTGCTAGCTCAAATACGACTGGCGTAAATATAACGGCTATGGGATATCAATCCATAACTTCAAATATTAGCGGAAACGATTTAACTTCCATAGGATTTTTAGCGCTTTCTGCAAATACGACTGGTGATAATTGTACAGCTGTTGGTTCTCTGGCGCTATCATTAAGTAACGGGGATAATAATACTGCTGTAGGATTCCATGCCCTTCAATCTAACACGACTGGAACGGATAATTGTTCAGTTGGAACATCTGCATTAGGTTCAAATGTTGGAGGAAGTTTCAATACATCAGTTGGCTCTGGCTCAAATTCTGTTAGCACAGCAAGCAACAATAGCTCATTCGGATATCAAAGTTTAAATATCAATTCTGATGGTAACTCTAACTCGGCATTTGGTTATCAAGCCGGTGCGTTCATTGTGCACGGAGACAGCAACGTATTCGTAGGAGACGATGCAGGTGGAAATACAGCTGCCACTTTTAATAATTGTACATTCATAGGAAGCGGTGCTAATGCAAGTGTGGATGGGTTGACTAATGCTACCGCTATTGGAAATAACGCTTCTGTTGCAATAAGTAATGCACTTGTACTTGGTGATTCAACGGCGCCTACATTCGTTGGTATTGGAACGGATAGTCCAGAAAATGAACTGCACGTTCTTGGGGTTATTCAGCTTAGATCAACATCAGCCATCACAGGTTCAGGCGTATTTTTTCAACAATATACTGGACCGACAACAGTTGCAGGCAGAATATTCTTTCCGCTTGATACTTCGTTAACTATTCAAACAGTGGTTGTCAAGGTAACTATATGTATCACCGCTGGCGTTGGTTCTGCTGCTTATGGATCTTCAACCTGTGCAGCCATATGGAATGGAGCCTCAACGGTATCTGTAGGCGCAATCCCAACAATTACGCTCACCAATGGTGGAGTAGTAACGCCTGCCGCCACCTGGAGCATATCTGGAAATAATTTAGCTTTGACAATGAGCACTGGCGGTCTTCCTGAACGGTATATGGTGAGCGCTGAATATTTTTACGATGATGTTTAGGTACATAAAATGGTAATGACGTACACAAGTCTCGTTAATCAAGTGATAAGCTATCTCGATAGAGAAGGCGATGTTGCTACGTCTGAACAAATACCAAATTTCATCTATCAAGCGCAACAACGTTTAGCATTAGCATGCAAAACAATAGGCCTTGAATCATACGTCGTAGGCGTATTTATACCTGGACAATCTGTTTATCAAAAGCCCGCAAATTGGCGACGTAACATCAGCATGAATGTCGGTTCAGGTGCGGGATTCAATACACGTAATCCCGTCTTGCTCAGAACCTATGAATTCTTGCGTAGTTATACGCCAAATTCGGCCGATGTAACAAAGCGCGCGTTACCACAATTCTATTCAGATTACGGGTTTTCCAACTATCTGGTAGCGCCAACTCCTGACCAAGCATATCCCTATGAGTATGCTTTTTTGAAGCTACCAGACCCTGTTACCGATATAAACCAAACGAATTGGTGGACGAACTTTGCGCCACAAGTTTTATTAAACGCAACACTTCTAGAGGCAATGTATTTCTTGAAAGACGATGACCGTATTCAAGTTTACAAAGCCGCTACAGATGAAGGGATACAACTTATCAACACCCAAGACGATATGAGAATCGTCGACAGGTCAAGTGCGAGGCAGTCTGACTAATGGCTACTCCAGATAACATTTTTCCTCTTGCATGTCAGCCCGGAGTTCAGCGGGATGGAACGACTTTCGATTCACCAAACTATATCGATAGTAAATGGTGCAGATGGTATCGCGGAAAACCACAAAAAATTGGCGGTTATAACAAAATGTTTAACTGGCCAACTAATGTTCCACGTGGAGTATTTGTTGTTCCTCAGACACCTTTGTTTAATATCTATGTTGGCGATTCTGACAGTCTTAAGTATTTTCCTGCTGATAATGCCACGGGATTAGCAGTTGGCCCTGCTGTTGATAGAACTCCTGCGTCGTTGACACCAAGCACTTTTAACACTTGGATTTTTGATGTCATGTATTCGACGGTAGATAACTCGGGAATTCTTATAGCAATGGCAACTCAGAATTTATACTCTATCGACCAAACGGTGGAATCTCCTATATTTTATGGTGATATAAATGCAAATACGCCATTAATAGAGACGGGATTTTATACCAGTGGTGGATTTGTTGTATTGCATCCATTCCTGTTTTTATTTGGAAATGATGGAAATGTGACTTGGACAAATAGTAACGATCCAACCACAAAATTAGGCGATGCGAGAATCACAGGAAGTAAGGTTTTAACTGGTCTTCCTACACGGGGTGGAAATTTTTCTCCAGCTGGACTTCTCTGGAGCTTGGACAGCGTCATTCGTGTAACACAAGTGGGAACCGATAGTATTGAGTTTAAATTCGATACGGTTACGTCGGAAAGCTCTCTTTTATCGAGCGCCGGTATCATTGAATATGATGGTAACTATTACTGGGCAGGTGTAGACAGATTCCTTTGGTACAACGGTGTGGTACAAGAGCTTCCAAACTCAATGTCATTACAGTATTTCTTTGATAACTTAAATTATTCTCAACGACAAAAAGTCTGGGCAACAAAATATACGAAATACGGTGAGGTATGGTGGCATTATCCTTCTGGAACCAATACCGAATGTGATAAAGCAATTATCTACAACGTCAGAGAGAATGTTTGGTATGACACATTAAGCGCACGTAGTTCTGGATATTTTGACCAAACATTTACAAGACCTATATGGGCAGACAATGTCGCAAATGCCGGAAATTATACAATTTGGAGGCATGAAATCGGTGTTGACCAAGTTGTTGATGATGTGCATACGGCTATTCAATCTAATTTTGAAATGAGTGTGATGGCATGGGTTGCAAATGGGCCTGGTGGTCAAAATAGCGCGACAGATAAAACCGTATATGCCTATCGATTTGAGCCAGATTTTGTGCAAACCGGCAATTTAACGCTCGTTGTTAAAGGAAGAGAATATGCAAATTCCATCGTAGAAGAATCTACGGGCTATATATTTAATAGTGATCCATTTTCCCCAGATTTTAAATTAAAAATAGATTTGCGAGAACAGAGAAGATTAATGACGTTGCGATTTGATAGCAATGTCATCGGTGGATATTACCAGATGGGCAAGTGTTTATTAGTTCCAAGAATGGGAGATACAAGGCCATGATAATACCAACAAAAGATATATCGTTAAATGCCTTAATCGGCTCAATGGTAATCGATTTTCCAAAAGATAATATCCCGTTATCAGGAAACGAAGAAAATTGGAAAGACTGGGCGAGCGCTCTATTGCTAGAGAGTTCGTTTCAAAATCTTGGAGCACCAGACCCAAACGCGTTTAAAGATAGAACCGCATGGGCGCAGGCGTTTTTTCACTCAGTGGCGTCAATTAGTTAGGAGACAATTATGTTCAGTAGTTTATTAGGTGCATTAGGTGGTCCATTAATCAGCGGTTTAATGGGCGGTGGAGGCGGCGGTGGTAGTAGCGGTGGTAGCTCTGGCGGCGGTTTGGCTGGCGGCCTGAGTAATGCGCTAGGCGGAATATTTAAAACCTTTGCGCCATTAGCTGGAACAGCCGGTACGGCACTGGGGACATATTTTGGTGGTCCATTAGGTGGAATGCTGGGCGGAAGTTTAGGAAACGCTGTAGGGAATATGTTTGGTGGTGGTCAACAAGGACAGCAACAAGGTCAACAACAAGGTCAACAACAAGGTCAACAACAAGGCCAGCAGCAATATGGACCCCAGCAATCCTATGGAAATCAAATGGGTACATCCATGGGCAATGCTATGAACCAAGGATTTAATCAATTCATTCCGCAACAATTGCAGGGTCAGACATTTGGCAATATGGGAGGCGCCCTAGGCGGCTATCTCGGAAGCCAATTCGGACATCCCAATGCAGGCCGCGCGATTGGAGAAATGGTAAATCCATATATTCAGAGATATATGCCACAAGACATGCGAGAGCAACAAATGGGTAACTTTGGTGGCTACTTAGGCCAACAAGCCGGCCAACGATTTGATCAAGGAATGCAAAGTCGAGGGTTTAACCCTTCAATGGGTGGGGGATATGGCGGCGGCTACGGTGGTGGCCAACAGTCCTATGGACCACCTGGCGGCGCTTCCTTTGGCGGCGAACAAGAGCAATATGGCAACATTCCTGAAGCACCTCCATTCGGAGGAGGTGGACAAGAATATGGCAATATTCCCGAAGCCCCCCCATTTGGCGGTGGTGGATATGGCGGTGGAAACCAATATCCTCAACAAACGCCTTCTAGGCAAAACTTATTGAGCGATATTAGAAACTATCGAAGGCCTGGATCATCTCAGGGAAATTCCAGATCCGAGCAAGGCGGTTATGGCAACATTCCTGAAGCACCTGCATTTACACCGCCTACCATGGGCTCTTCAGGGATAAGAAGTGGTGCTCATATTGGCCTACGTTCTTCGACACATCCTGGAAGTTCTGGGAATATATTTGACGAGATAAGGAGCAGAGGTGGCCAGGGTCGTATGGGATTACGTCCTACGCAAACGCGAGCGAGCAGTGCATATCCCAGAGACGAAACGAATGATTTTATGGGTCGTATGATGGCTCAAAGAAGAGGCTCTATTGAACCATCCGATTACCAATATCAATCTGGTGGAAAGCCTTACGGCGGAGGATTCTAAAAAATGAGAATTCGATTGCCAAGGGTATTTCATAAAGTTGAAAAGGCCGTCAGAAAGCCATTCAAGATGATTGCGCCAGTTGCCGGCTCTGTTGTAGGCGGCCTATTAGGTGGCCCTGCTGGCGCTATTGCTGGTGGTGCTCTTGGTGGCGGATTAACTTCTAGACATCACATGTTAGACCACGCCTTAGGCGGAGCGGCTGTTGGATTGGGACATAGTTTATTATCTCCTATGATAGGCCATAGTTTCGGTCTTGACCCAAATTCCATGCTTGGAAGAGCATCGATGATGGGAGGATCTTCTCTTGGAAGTCAAATGGGATTAGGTTCAGCAGCCTTAGGTAGCGCTTCCAAATTCTTTTCAGGGAACAAAGCTGGAGTACCTACGGGAGAAGAAAGTGGAGGGATAGGAGGAGCAGGCCTCGGGTTAGGTGGTATGGGCCTTCTTGATACCGCATTGCTTGCAACTACAATTGGTGGCGTTCTTAAGGGACGCTCAAAGATGCCAGCTTATGGCTCTCCAGAAAATGAAACAATGCATCAGGCTATGCATAGAAACAAGCCTGCTTGGGGACCTGAAGATGCTTACAAGCCACCTGCTCAAAATCAAACGGCTGCAAAGTTTCCACCAAAGGGATACCGAAAAACAAAATGGAAATTCTTTCCAACCCCTGAAGAGCAGGAAGCGCAATTACTTGAAGCTCAGACAGAAATGGCAGAGCCTGGTTATGAGCATCGATATGCAAAAGGTGGTCAAGTTAAAGGTTATTATGACGGAGCAGATGGTGGGCAATCTGATAAGATTCCTGTTGATTTGCCAGAAAAATCATACATTATGGACGCTACAACTGTTAGCTTGGTTGGCGATGGAAATTCTAAACATGGTGCTCGTAAAATAAAGAAACTTGTCGGTGATTTCGAAAGGTCAGGCATTGTCAGAAATTTAAAGCCAAGCCGAAATATTAAAGCAATGGTGTCAGACGGTGAATTATATTTGAGCCCTAAAGAAGTTGCGGCAGCAGGTGGCGGAAGTATTGATAAAGGCGTTGCAACCCTTGATAAGTTTAGAAAAAATCTTCGTAAACATAAAGGCGTTAAAAAATTCCTTCCGCCTAAATCAAAGCCTTTAGCACAATATTTGAGGTGATGTTATGCCAATATTAAGTAATATTCAATTTGAAGAACTGCCACCATGGATGAAAGTGCCATATCAGAACATGGTTGCAGGCGCAGAACGATATGCTCAGCAGCCTTTCCAGCAATATCAAGGCGAACGAATAGCGCCAATCGAAGCTGAAATGAAAACTGCTCATGATCTTGCGGCTCATGGCGTTGGCCAAGAAAGACCCATTCTAGAACAGGCTGGAAACCAAGTCATGCAAGGAATGAGGCCTTTCCATGAGAATGCTGCTCAATACATGAATCCATACCAGGAGCATGTTATTAGACAAATTGCAGAAGAAGGCAATCGTAATTTTAGAGAAAATGTTCTTCCTGCATTAGAGGCTAAGTTTGTCAGGCTTGGACAACATGGTGGTTCTCGGCATGCGGATTTAAGTCTTCGTGCCGCACGTGATTTGCAGCATGAAATTATTAATCGACAGCAACAGGCATTAGCACAAGGCTATCAACAAGCGGGCCAAATGTATAACGCTCAACAGGCTAGGCAATTAGAAGGTGCTGGACAGTTAGGTAATATAGCTGCTGCTCAACAAGGATCTAGGCTCGCCGACGTAGCCGCAATGGAAAATATTGGACGATATAGACAACAGCAACAACAAGCCGCTGCGGATGTACGTTACCAGAATTGGTTAAGAGAACAAGAACACCCCATGTATAGAATGCAACAGCAAGCTGCGATGATGCAGGGAATGCCTGCCCAGGGAATCAATCAGTCATACTATCAAACACCTGCAACCCCAGCGATGAATGTTATAGGTCAGCTTGGTCCATTGGCTGGCGCTATTTGGGGCACTCGCATGATGGCTGGCGGGAGATAGTGGATGAAAAGAAGAGGATATACCGCTAAGCAGATACAAGATAGCCAGTGGCGCGATAAGCGCGCAATTGAGCTAGCAGAGGCAAACGCGAATGGGATAGAACATCCAAATTTTCCCGGACGTGATATTTATGGATATGAAATTCCGGCTCATATTCTCGCTCAGCGTAGATTGCTTAATCAGGCACAGCAGGCGCCAGCTCAGGCTGTACAGATGCCAGCGCCGCCTGTTCCACCCATGCCGCCACCAGCAATTGCACCAATAGTCAATCCAGTTGTTCAGGAAGGCGTTCGTCAACCTCAAATTCAGGGCGGAGGGAAGCCGCACTATAAGCCATATGATACGACTGCTGATGATGTGTGGGCAGCACAAGTTCGCGGGGATATGGTAGCCGAAGCAGCAAATAGACTTGCTATGCTGATGAACCCACCGGCTCTACCAGCACCGATTGCAGCTATTCCTCCAGTTGCTCAGCTGGAAGTTAAGGAACACAAAGAAGCTGCTGAGCCTCTTATAGCTAATAAGGCACTAAGAAAAGCTTATGTTCCTGAGCTCGGAGGCTGGTTTGATAAAAAAGAGATTATAGATAAGATTGCTGAGAATAAACAAAATAAAACAAATGCTTTTCGCGCCGCACAGAAAGCACCTCAAGAAATGGCAGCGCTTGAGAAAGAGCTTGCGAGACAAGAATTTTCTTGGTTAAAACAATACAATCTTAGCAAACATCAACCCTTAGATGTTAAAAAATATGGGGATTTTTATGCTGGAAAATTTGGATTTCCAGGAAAGGATTCAAGCGCGTTAACCTTTTATGGTACGAATGCCACTAAGGGTGGTCAAGGTATTAGAGGCTGGAAGCATATGTCGCCAGCAGAACAAGATGAATTCATAAGACAAGAAAACGCTTTAAAGAATACGCCTGAAAGAATCGCTCAAAAACAAGCTAAGAAGCAAGCTGCGAATCAAGAGAATCAGAACAGAGAATATAAGAAAATCGCAGAGCAGCAAGCTACGCGTTGGAAAGAGCTATCGCCCGCGGAAAGACAACAACAAATCTACAATAAGCAGCTTCAAGATTATACGGGCGAACAGCAGCAGTACGAATATGCAAATCAGATGAATACAATTAATCAGAATCAACAGCCACAATTCGTGCAAGAAATGGGAGGGCAGAATACAGGGGTTTCGCCTGTCATGATGAATGAATTAATGAATTACATGGAGTCTCAACCTACTCGATATGTGCCTATTAGGCCGAGAAGAAGTATTAATGAAAAGGTGATGAGCAGTTTCGATCCAAATCTGTTTAGTCCAGAATTTATATCGGAGGAATACTAATGGGAATGGCAGAAGATATGCAAATGCTTCAATATTTGCAACAAAACGCTGGCCACGGCCAGATGCCACAGCAAGGAATGCAACAACCTATGGGTGGAATGCCGGAACAGCAACAGCAGATGCAACAAGAGATGCCTCAACAACAGCCACAGAGACCTAATCCATTGCAGGCAGGTTCAATGGCCGCTGTAGAGGCTGCTAAGCGTTCTCTCGAAATGAGCGAGAACGAGAACCGTAGAGCGCTTGGAAGAGCCATGATTGGCATGATGTCTGGCATGAGCCAAGCGCCATCTTACGGACAAGGATTAGCAGGTAATTTAGGTGCTTTGACGGCTGGTTTTGCGCCTGCGCTGAGCGCTTATGATGCTGAACGTGACCGTATTATGCAGATGAATCATGCTTTGCAGATTCAGCAGAAGCAAGAAGAAATGATGGCTCGCAAGGAAGAGCGCGAGATGAAGCGTATGGCTCATGATTTAGAGATGGAAGGTCGAAAAATTAAGGTAGCTGAAGGATATCTTGGGCTTGAGCGCACGAAGCACGCGGATGAGAAAGCTGAGCATGAAGCGCTATCTAAGATTGGCACTAAAGTTCCAATATCTACCTTGGGTAAAGGTGGTTGGGAATATGCACAAAAAGAGATTAAATCATACATCGACCAAGGTGAGGCGGCTCATCACGCTCTAGAAACCATAGGCCATGTTAAGAAAATTCTTAAAGACGATCCGGGCATTACTAAAAACATGGCAACAATATTGTTGGCAGCGCAAAGACATGACCCTAGCATTGTAAGACAAAAACTGAATAGTTGGTTCATCCCAGAAAAAACTCGTATGAACGCAGAGATGTTATCAAAACATCTTTCTAATCTTTATACATCTAAGCTTAAGGGGTTTTCGCCTCGAGGCATGAATATGTTTCTGGAAAAACAATTGCGGGAGGGAAATATCGATACAAATATGGATGCCCCTGGAATGCTTGAATTAGCAGAGCAGGACGAGGAAGCCTTGCAGCCTATCTATAAAAATGGCCAAGAAGTATACGACGAATTAGAAAAAGGAAACTTTTATAGACCACGACCTCAAAAATTATCTGAGCACAAGGAACCCGAAAGTGGAGAGGATGTATCTCATAAAGCGGCGCCTTCTAGTACGACAGGAATGACTGAAGCACAAAAACAAGCACGCATTCAACAGCTTCTTAAAATGCGCGAAATGGCGCCGGAGTAACCTATGGGAATGACGCGAGAAGCTATCGATGCAGAATTAAGAGCGCTTGGATATCCTGTTGATAAACCTGCCGCACCTGTTTCAGCACCTGCCGCTATGACAAAGGCGCAAATCGATGCCGAACTTGCTGCTTTAGGTGCTCCCGTCAAATCAGGATTTATGCACCGCGCGGGACAACTCGGCCGAGGGCTCTTGTCAGATATAGGCGCTTCCGCTGATACATTGCCTTATGGGAGCAATCCAATGGCTCCAGATGAAGAAAGAAACCTAGACCAACAAGCGGTATGGCTTGGCAGGGCGCCTGAGAACCCTGTTCCACAATTAAGCGAAACGTTGCCAGAAGCTGCTGGCCTTGGGCAAGAGTATGAGCCAACCAAAGGCGATACCTTAGGGAAGGTCGCAGAATTTGCAGGACGAATGCTAGCGCCGACACCATTGCTTCCTATGGCAGGATATGGAAACCTTATAGAGGCATCCGCGAAAGGTCTTAAACCAGCCGCAAAAGCATTAGCAAAAGAAGCCGCCCTGTCTGCAACTGCCGCTACAGCCATAAAAGCAACGCCGCGCCTTACCGAAGAAGGTACAGCAGGTAGCGCTATAGAAGATTTTGCTAAAGGGTTATTCGGAATCAAAGCCGCTGACAAGGTCGTGCAAAAAAATGTGCTTAAAGCGGCTGCCAGAGCGCCTAAGAATGCTTTGATGGGTGCTACTACGGTTATGGCCAAGCCAAATGAACGCGCTTTGTCGCTTGCTAAAGAACATGGCGTTGAGCTTCCATTCAATGTTGGTATGAGAAGCCGACCCATGAACTTTATGGCTAATAACTATCTCAAATCCATGTTTACATCAGGGGTTTATGAGGATGCTTTAAAGCAATCCAATGAATCGATGGTTAATGCTGTTAAGAGAAATATAGATGAGCTTGGACCATCGACCCTAAAGCCATCAGAAGCCTCAGGAGAATATAGAAGATTTATAGAGGCAGAAGAAAAATCAGCCGAGGAAGCGGCTGGCGCTCTTTACGAAAAGGCATCTAAGAGCCTCAAGAAAGATGATAGCGTAAAGCCTGTGCATACTGCAAAATTCATAGGCAACATGGAAGAGATGCTAAGCCGAGATATTCAATCCCCCGCAACGAAAAAAGTGGCTAATATAGTGGGCAACTTAGCCGAGAGTTGGGGCATATCGCCTCCCGGAAAGACATTGAAGCAATTAGAAAATAACCCTAAGTTAATTGAGGCTTATTTGACACAATTCAAAAGACAAATGCCAGAAATTCCTGTCGAAAAGCTTATCGGTATTCGAAAGGAGCTTGGCACTATTACAAAGTTTGATCCAACCATAAAAGGCTCAGAATCATATTTGAATGGCCTCAGAAACGTCATTGATAAAGATATAGAGACTATGAACAACAAGGAATTTCTATCTCAATGGCGCCATGCAAACAGCGTATTCAAAAATGATGTAGCAGATAGATTCAGAGGCGATATTGCCAGAAGTCTTTTATCAAATGAGATGCCTACAGAAGCGTTTAGCCTTTTGAATACGCCTGCAAATGTGCGAGAGCTCGAAAAGATAGCAGGGAAATCTGAAAAATCAAAAGAGATATTCGATTCTCTTAAGAAAGCAAAGGTGAGAGAGATATTTTCTACATCTCTGCAAGATGAATCGTTGAGAGTCTCTCCATTCATCAACATATTTAATAAAAAAGAGAAGAATGCAGAGCTTTTGGAAGCCCTTATAGGAAAGCCTCAGTTTAATAAGCTTTCAGAGATTGCAGAGATTGCAGAAGAATTTAAGCATGCAAAGCAGGAGTTGTTAAATACATCTGGAACGGCTATCGCATCTTCTGATATAGCAAAAGCAGAAAA